GAACGTGGAGAAAAATAAAGTGCTATTTGCTATTTATCTTCTCATCTATCTTTGCGTAGATAAGAAAGATAATACCGCCCTCAACCATACCGATTAGGGACATGATTAGCTCGGTCATTGTTTGCCCGTGTATCATTGTAATTGTTGAGCCTCCGATTAACAATAAAGATAACACAGCAAGCAAGTGATGAAGTTTAAACATGGCTATACTTTTTATAAGATGAAACAATAAAATACCCACTTAGTAAGCCGTGGATATTACTACAAACAAATTTTACATTTCTGTACCTAGATTTTAGGTTCATGTAAGCCAAACGGAAGCCTTGCTCGGTTCGGTTTTGGAATTGGATTTCTCTCATGTTGTTTTGTTTTAAGAGTTATTGATTATGTATTATTATTTTATTAATCCTATTGTAGACCTTGATTGTCGGTGATAATTAGTTTTAATTATAGTATTAGATACTATCTTTTTAGTATCTTTTATTGCATTATGGGTATTGACAATTAATTGATTAAGATTAATTTGTCTGTTTGTGTTAATATCAATAGCGTTAGTATAGCTTTTATTAACATTGCCGTAAGTTAAGGGCTTGATATTATTTTTGCTCATTGGTTTATATCTTCTTGATTGAAGAAAATTGATATCTTTATTCATGATTATATATTTTAAAAGTTATAAAATGAGATAGTAGGCGGTAAATGAACCGCATAACATTGCTGTTATCAATTCTAAATTACTACTACCTTTGCTCTGTAATAAATAAAATGATTAATAATTACTTGATTAGATATTTATTATATTGAATACCTTACATTATTTGTAAGATACCTTAATGGGATAAGCCATATAACAATAAAATAGCATTTCGCTACTTGTATTTATTAATTAGCATTTCGCTAACTTATAAATAAATACCCTTTATTGTGTACTCATTGAGCTATTAAGATATATTAAATACCTAACTATTTGCATACAAGCCGTATTAACGGCACTTGCTTAATTATACCCTATAAATGTAGGCTATAAAAACAAAACTAATAAAAACAATTAGCGTACTTTGTACGGCTTACGGGAGTAAAAAGCATTTCGCTTTTATAGTTACTTTACCCGTAAAATTGAAAAATGTACTATATCATTTCGCTGTTACCTTACGGCAATATGGCGTACATTTTTTTTAAATTGCATAACTTTGTATAAATTACATTAACTATATTATAGTGCCCTATATATGAATTGAACATATTAAAAATACCTACTATTATAAGGCAATTATAGGGCTATAAATTAATATAGCCCTATATATTATTACTTGCTTAAGTTTTTGTAGTAATTAGCTACAAAGTTTTGTACTTGCTTATAAGTAAAGTACCTTTTTACTTTATTGCCGTCTTTGTCAAGTATAAACGTACGTACTATATTGCCTTTTTTATCAAGTTTTGTACTCCCGTCTTTATTTTTTTCTATCTTTGTAACATATTTTTGCTCTTCTGTTAAACTATCTAATATTAAAGGCAATTTATAGGTATTATCATTATAATTAGAAAAACTATTTAAAAACGCTTTGCCGTGTGTTAAAATGTTTTTAAGGTGTGCACTCAAAGTTAATTCAGCCGTGGCGTAATTTTCGTAAGATATGCCCTTAATTTCGGCTAACTTTTTCCCCGTTACTCCCTCATTTAAAAATACTATACGTACTTTTTTAGCGGCTTTTTTCTTATTTGTTTTTGCCATGCTATTATTAACAGGTTTAATAGCTTCTTTGCTTTTGTTAGTAGCTTTAATGTTTTTAGCTTTTTGCGGTGTGTTTAATTGTGTTGACATAATTTTTTTGTTTTTGTTTTGTTAGTTAAAAAAATGAATTGATACTATACAAAAAATAATAGTTAAAATAGCGTCAATACTACATTATAGCGTTATTTTGTACCTATAAAATAACAATTTACCCGACTATAAAAGTAACTATAATAAAGAAAAGTATTAATAATCAATGAGTTATGAGGTATTACCTAAACTAATAAGTTACACAAAGCATATAAAAGGGTAATTTATAGGTATTTAGATAGTCCCATATGCTTTTTACCTTTAGTTAATCAATATAAGGTACTCAAAATCAATTTATATAAGTAAAAAAAAATTACAAAGTACAAAGGTACCCATTAAAAAAAAGCCAATTTCCCAAAAAGGACCATCATGACAAAGTATGTATATCATCCCCACCTTTATGTAGCTAACTTCCATTAGTACACTTAGTGCCTCCTTCTTTTATTATAAGAAGTAAGGTGGTTCAAACCCTTATGGGGCGTAGTAGGTTTTCCGTATATGTGAATAATTATTTTTGTATAGCGGAAAAAGTAGTTGTACATTTGTGCTATGGACAATGAGTTAAAAGGCATACGCAGGGTTGCCAAAAAGATACCTGTTAAGCGTTTGGTAGATGTAGACAATGGTGAGGTTATGGATGTCATGGAAGATGATAGGTTTCTAACTATTGATAGTTTACCTTTTGTCAAGGTGTATACTGATGAGTTCGCCAAGGCTATCTATGGGTTGCCTTATATTGGCTACCAGCTATTGTCATATGTAGTGTTTAAGTTAGAGAAGGGCAATAACCTAGTTTATATCGATTATACGGACGTTAAATCAATAATAGGTAACATTGGTAAGACAGGGTATTATAATGGCGTAAAGGAGCTAATAAAGCGTAATGTGATTGCCAAGACAGAAAGGAAGTATGTGTATAGGGTTAATCCTAATCTAATGTTTAATGGGGTTAGAATATCTAAGTTCAAATAACGTATTATATTTGTAAATTAATTAAAATGAGTTTTACTAAAGATACTAATTACCAAGCAGGGCAAGCAAAGCTTTTTGTGAATACTACACCTACTGCTGGTCAAGTAGCATATAATGTTGATTTATCAGCTAATGGTCAGCCAGGATATTGTGGTGGATTGTACATTGGTGGTGCTGGTAACTTGATTGTTGTTATGGCACAAGATACTACTGACACCTTAGTTACTTTCAATAGTGTAGTAGCTGGTACTTTCTTACCTATTCAAGTGAAGAAAGTTAGTTCTACTTCTACTGCTACAAACATTATGGGTTTATGGTAAACGTAATATGGAATATAATAACAGATACAGCAGATGTTGCTTCTACTATTATATCTAACATATGGAATTTAGTTACACTTAATTGGGAGAATGACTCAAACAATTGGGAAGCTTAACAATATAAAAAATTAACTAATGGCAACATTAACAGGAACCCAGATAAAAAATACTTATCAATCTTTATTAAAGATAAACACTAATGGTAGCTTAGACCCTTCAACGGCTATAACTATATCCGATGGATTAGGTAATGCTACTCCATTACAGCTAGCTGGTAACAGATTAAAAACTATAAACTCTGGAACAGAGAGAGGTATGGATTTAAACTTTGATACCTCTAATTATAGATTTGGAGATTACAATGGTTATGCAACATATACTTATATAGATATAACTGCTGTTGGAACAGGGCCAGCAATAACATTAATGGCTTATGGAACTTCTATAGTTTTAGATGGTGTACAAGGTAATGTACTTACAAGTTTTTTGGGTAGTTATAATTTAAATGCTGGATTTCATAAAAATGTAATTACTAATTGCGACTGGTCAATATTTGCAAATCCTGTAAATTATATTTTTACAGACAATACTATTATTAATACAAATGGTAATTTAAATATAAGTAGTGCTACTTTAATTAATAACTGTTTTTTAAATAATGAAATTTTTACTATTGTTTCTTCTCCAGATTATGCTTTAGGAGAAAGAATAAGTAATTCTTTATTATTTGGTTTAAATAACGATATAGGTCCAAATAATTTAAATATATATAGTGTAAATACACCAACCAATGTAGTGGTTATTAATGGTAGTGACCTTGAGTATAATCAAAAAACTAGTAATGTATTTTCAGTAAATGCTTCAAGCGTTGTTACTGATGCAAATGCTTCTGGTGTTGTTATATTAGGTGGCGACTATTTTGATAGTTTAAGCAATGTATATGTAACAGCTAATCACGAATTTAGCGGAACTAATCTATATGGAGTTACAATTCAAGGTAATAAAGCATTAGTAACAAATAAATTTTCAAGAGTAGTTGCTAATTCATTTGAAAACAATTCAACAGATTTAGGTCAAGTACAAATAGAAGACATTCAATTGTTTTACCATTTTCTAGATGGTTCTTTAAATTTTCCTTTATTAAATTCTCAAGGAGAAAGTCAAGTTAAATTATTAAGTAACTCATCTTATTTCTTTGAATTAAAAATTGTTTCCGTATCAAATGCAGTTACTTCATCTAATGGTAACTATGTAGAATATATAGGTGGTTTAATTTGCGTTGACAGTATAGGTAATGTTACAATAGACCAAGCCGTTATTAAACAATACGGACAGCATACATCTGGCAATTATACTATTTTAAGCAATGCAGCAAACACAATAGAATTTATTGTAGAACCTGATGCTTCAACAGGGGTTGAGTGCTGGGTAAAAGCAGATTTAAAATTAAATTGCGTAACTTCATAAACTTTTTTTTTAACCATAAAACACAATACACGATGAAACAAGTAGTATTAAACGAAGAACAATTAAAAGCTTTAGATGCTTTCTTACAAGAGTTACCAATGAAGTACGGTGCTCCAATCGTAAACTTCTTAAACGAGGCTATCAAGTCTCAAGAAGCTGAAGCAATCAAAGCTGAGTAATTATAAGAGGGGGATTAAGTTCCCCCTTTTTAAAAATTAAAAACTATGAAAAAACTAATAAACTTTATCGCAGGTTTCTTTTTAGACAAACCAGATGCTCCTTCTATGAAGCGTTTAATCGCTTTGTTCTTAGGTATTCTTTTAGGTGTAACCCTATACCATAACAGCTTTAGTGAGCAACACGTAGCTCCTTCTGAAGCTTTAGTATATTCAGTAACTTTATTGATTGCTGCCCTATTGGGTTTAAAAGTAGTTGAGAAAGCTATTGACGGATATTTTGGAAAGAAAAACGGAACTGATGGCGACAACGAAGAAACCAGTAACTAAGAAGACAGCAACTAAAAAAGTAGTTGATACTGCTTCAGGTGCTGTTAAGTTACCTGTTAGTTTCAACCAATTTAGAAAGTACCCTATTGCAGCGGTAGCTTTTCTTTGTGTATTTGGTATTATATATGTATACAAGGATATGAAGGCTGGGTCAAGCAAGGGGATAGATAACTGTATTGAAGATAACCGTAATCTTCAAAAGACAGTAGACAAAAAAGATTCAATCATTTATAACATCATAGCTCAACAAGCCATTATCAATGCAACCAAATAAAATAGGATTAGTAATTATTCTAACAATACTTGGGTTAATATTTATAATGTTAACTTCTATTGTAGCCCAGAAAGCTATTAGGCCTCACCCAGTAAAGGGTTGGCATAATATGAATATGGACTCTATGGTTATGGTAACTGTAAAGAAGAATAGTGCTTTTATTGAAAAGCGTGTGGGCGAATTGAAACATGCAGAGAAAGCTTGTGATAGCTTTAAAGAAGTAGTAACTGAATTGAAACAAGAAAATAAAAAGCTAAATGAAAAAGTTAACGGTACTGATGATGATGCTATTGGTGAGCCATTTGAGCTTAAGCCAATCGTATCCAAAGACAAAGATAATTAATGGGGATACTGTAGTGCTTTTATTAAAAAGCCAAGCAGATGATATTAACACTAAATTTTACAACTACAATGAAAAAATTAATATTCAAAAAAATCAAATCGATAGTCTTTTCTTATTTATCAAAACTTCAGAGTCTGATAAAATAGATAGCTTGAGAGAGCAATTGAGTATAGCTATTACTGCTAATAACCAATTGTTTGGATATAACGAAGGGTTAAAAAAAGCATTTGAAGATATGAGTAATTCATTGGATAGTGCTTTAATGAGACGAGCAAGATATATAAAACGTAAATACATATTTGATAATTACTAATTATGGCAACAGCTAAACCTAAATCAAAAGTAAACCAAGCAGGCAACTACACTAAACCTTCTATGAGAAAGTCTTTGTTTGAAAAAATTAAAGCAGGAAATAAAGGTGGTAATCCTGGTCAATGGTCTGCTCGTAAAGCACAAATGCTTGCTAAAGAATATAAAGCTAAAGGAGGAGGGTATAAGTAATGGCTATAGCAAAATCACAAAAGTCCTTAAAGGATTGGACAGAACAAAAGTGGATGACATCTGGTACTCATGCCAATAATAAAAAAGGTTCATCTAAAGAAGTAAAGTCGGAAGGAAAGAAAAGATACTTACCAGAGAAAGCTTGGTCTTCTTTAAGTAAAGGAGAAAAGGCTGCAACTAATAAAGCAAAGGCAGAAGGTACAAAGAAAGGAAAACAGTTTGTATCCCAACCTAAATCAATTAAACAAAAAACTAAAAAATTTAGATAAGATGATTAATAAAGGAAAAGAAAAGTTTGCAGGTTATAACAAACCTAAAAGAACTCCAAACCACCCAAAGAAAAGCCACGCTGTATTAGCAAAAGAAGGCACTAAGGTTAAGCTTATCCGCTTTGGACAACAAGGTGTTAGTGGTGCTGGTAAAGCTCCTAAGACTGCTTCTGAAAAAGCAAGAAGAGCATCTTTTAAAGCTCGTCATGCTAAGAATATTAATAAAGGTAAAATGAGCGCTGCTTATTGGGCTAACAAAGTTAAATGGTAAAATATGACGGCTATCCACGAGTTTCAATCTACTATATGGGTTGATACTCCCCATGGAGAAGGTATCGCAATCTTAATTATAGACTATGGAATACATCAAAACACAATATGGGTGGTGGCAAATAAGAACGATGGAAGAGTTCGCCATTACGATTCAAATGATATTCAACTTAGTACAAACCATACATTAAATTTAAATGGCAACAAAGTTAACACCTAAACAAATAAAGGCACTATTAAAAAATATGCCAAAGCCAAGTCTTGGAACAATAGATATTAGTTCTACAGAAGTAGATACCCCTGTATATGAATTGGCTAAAGCCCCAGAATCTAAACCTTTAGGGAAAGGTAAAATATCTATTGAAGATTTAAGAAAGGTTAGAGCAACTACTCAAAAAGAAATTAACCCTAATAAAGATTTAGTATCAGGTGAATTTAATAGAGATGTAGTTCAGCATGTATTAGATGCAGCTAAAAGATATAACTATGACCCATATACTGCATTGGCTGTAGCTTTACAAGAAAGCCAATTAGGTAATAAAGATTTTAATTTGGGCCATATACAAGATGTGCCTACATCAATTGAATCTAAACTTCCTAAGTTAACTGAAGCAGAAAAGAAAAAAGATTTTGATGAATATCAAAAAAAGTATTCTGCTGATATGTTAGTTAGAGCATTGATGGAAAAGAAAGGTGTAGCTGAAAGATTAGGTTTAAATGATGAAGCTCAACAAATACAAGCATATAATGGGTTAGGTAGAATATACCCACAATCAGATGCAGGTTATCATGGATACAATATGGCTAAGATATATGGAGTTGATTTACCAGAAGAAGGGATTGATATGAAAAAAAACCCTTTGTATGGTAAACAGATTATAGACTTGAGAGAGAATGTAATTAAGAAGAACCCAGAATTAGCAGATATTGCTAAAACATATATTAATCCTAACGCACCAGTACAACACACCAAAGAGCAATTAATGAAAATTTTTAAATCAATGAAAGGTGGCAAAACAAATAAGTAATTCAAACAAAGTAAATTTTGGAAGAAGAAAAAAAGGAAGTCCAAAAAAAACGTATAATAAACATACACCCCGTCCTAAAACTTATAGGGGTCAAGGTAAATAATATGGAAAAGAAAAAAGAAATGAAAGTCGGATTCAAAGCCTTAGCTAAAGGCGCTGCTAAAGAGTACATGAAAAAAGGTAAATCAGCAGAGAAAGCAAAAGAGATTGGTAAAGCAATCGCAGCTAAAGTCGGAATGAAAAAGTACGGCAAAGCTGGAATGATGAAAAAAGCTATGGCTGGAAGAAAGGCAATGGCTAAGAAAAAGTAAATTAAAATACGCAGGATACGGATAACTTCCGTATCTTTGCGTATAACAACAAATCACAAACACACACAACAATGATTAAACACCCAATAGGTAACAAGGTTTTTATAACCTTGCCTAACGCATTACAAGAAAAAATCAAAACAGAAAGTGGGCTTGAGTTATTTATTGATGGCTCATATAACCATGAGGATTGGTCAACCGTAGAAGGTGTGGTCCATTCTGTTGGAAGAAGATGTAAACTTGATTTGCAGAAAGGAGAAACAGTTGTTATTCATTATTTAGTTACATCTCAGTTCTTTACAAATGGTGATGATAGGACATATCTTAATGTAAAGTATTATGATGGGGAAGTTGTTTGGGAAGCTGATGAAGATATGATATTGGCTAGAAAAGTTGGTGACCATTGGGAAGGAGTAGGTAGATGGGTTGTATTAGAAGATATAGAAGAAAAAGCAAACCCTAAATCATCTCTTATTATTATACCTGATAGTATTAGTTCAAAGAAAAGAAAAGGTTGTGGTTTATATAATGGTGGAATATTAGAGCTACCTAAAGAAACTATATGTCATTTTAAAGAAGAATTTAGAGCGTATTATAGATTCCCAGATGGAAAGGAAAGAATGATTTTAAGTTCAGAATTAATCTATGGCTATGAGTAGATATACTAAACAGCAAATAGCTAAAATGGTTATAGACCCTAATACCCAAGATATGATTGCTGCGTATCCTAGGTTAAATGATATATTGCCAAAACAAAGCTTTACAAAAGATATAAATAAACAAATACAATACATGGCTTGGGTTTATGACTATAACTCCCCAGCTGTAAAAGAGTTTAGTGATATAACTAGAAGAAAAGAATGGGCTAAGCAAACAGTAGGTTTAACAGAAAAACCTAACTTTGAGTTGATGCTTAACTTTACAAGGTATGTTATCAATAGCCGTGTATGGACGCTTATTTGTTCATTAGAGGCAACATTTGAAGAATATGCTGAAAGGGTTAATAAAAGAATTGAGGACCAGGAAGGTGGCAAGGAAATAGATATATTAAAGGCAGTAGAAATTAAAAACAAACTTATTAATCAAATGGACGAAATGATTAATAAGATAGAGGCATTATATAACAAGTTATTCTCTGGGGATACCGATGCTATGGACGAGTTTGATGAGTCAAGGAAATTTACTCCAGAATACATAGCTGCTCAAATGAAGAAGAAATGATAAAGAATGTAGGTGGTAAATCAGAAAACATACAAGGGTTGATATGTAACCTTCCTAAAGAAGGATATGTATACAATCCATATACTGGTGACTACCAAGATGTAGGTGTTGAAAGGCGAGCAATTAAATATGACAATTGCTATTGGGAAATAGACAAGCGTTGGGAAAAGTTTCCAATATGGGAAAAAGAAGAAGCAGAAAAGCAAAAGCAAGACCCTAGATATATCCACCCAGATTTAAAAGAATTTAAAGAGTATTGCTGGATACGTAGAATAGGTGGCCATTGGTTTATGAATAATAATAAACCTACCTATATAACAGGCACACATTGGTTTTACCTTTCTTGTTATCACCTTGATATTGGGTTGCCTAAATATAGAAAGGTAGATAGAGATTTCTTTTATGCATGGCAATATACCGTAGAAGATGAAAACGCATTTGGGTTATGTGAAACCACTAAACGTCGTAGTGGCAAAACCTACAGAGCAGGTGCTATTGCATTAGAACAAACAACTAGGTCAGAAAACTTTTGGACAGGTATCCAATCTAAAACAGATGACGATGCTAAGTCGGTATTTAGGAAAGCAATAGTTAACCCATTTAGAAAGTTGCCTTCTTTTTTTAAGCCAGTATCAGATATGCCTAACACAGGTAAAGTTCCTGCTACAGGGCTTAAATTCCAAAGTGGTAAGGTAGATATAGATGGCGAAGAGTTAATGTCAGGAATAGACTTTAAATCGTCAACAGAAGGTGCTTATGATGGACAGAAGCTAGGTTTCTATATAGCCGATGAAGCAGGTAAAACAACTCTTGTAGATATCAATAGAAGATGGAACGTAGTTAAGTATTGTTTAATGGACGATGAAGGGCGTATTATAGGCAAGTCTCTCCATACTACAACAGTAGAGGAAATGGAAGCTGGTGGCAAACCTTATCTACAGATGTGGAAAGGGTCTGACCAAAATACAAAAGAAGGAAGAAGAACCCAGTCAGGTATGTATAAGTTTTTTACTCCTGCTGATGAAACTCGTCATATAGATAAATTTGGAAACGCTAATAAAGAATTAGCGCGTATGGATATATTAGAAGAAAGAAAAGCATTACAGAATGACCCAAGAGCTTTATCTTCTGCAAAAAGAAAAGAACCATTAGATGAAAAAGAAGCGTTTCAAACAGATGCATCAACTTGCGTATTTAATCCTATTCTTTTAAACGATAGGTTAGATATACTTAAGTGGGCTAAGAAAAAAGTAGTTACTGGTAACTTACAATGGGACGATATGAAACGTGACGGTACTGTTACATTCCATGAAAACCCAAATGGTAAATTCCAGATAATAGAGTTTCCTGACCAAGTTAACAATGTGACTAGAAAAGGGGATATTGCATTTGCTCAAAACAAACATATGTATTGTGGGGGTATTGACCCTTATGACCATGTGAATGTAAGTAAAGGTCATGAGTCAAGAATGTCTAATGGGGCTTTATGTATAATGAAAAAGTCTAATCCATTAAGACAAACAGATGCTGATAATGCTCCTGTATTGTTATATGTTGCACGTCCTAGCCCAGAAGTATTTTATGAGGATTGTTTGATGGCTCTTCATTATTATGGTTGCCAAGCACTTATAGAGAACAACAAGCCAGGGATACTCCATTACTTTGAAAAAAGGGGTTATACAGACTTTTGTTTTAAAGTTCCAGGAAAAGATAAACCAGGTATTGCAGCTACCCTTTCAAACAATATATACATAGCTGAACTAACGGACCAATATATCAATGATAACATAGATAATATTTGGTACGAGCAGATACTGGAGGATTGGTTAGGGTTTAGTCCAGATGACACGACTGAGTATGACGTAGCTATGGCTGTAGGGTATGCATTAATGATGATGTATAACCCACAATTTAACCCTAAAAGAAAAGAAGTTAAAACTGAAAGGATAGAAGACTACTTTAGTTTTTATAAGTCAAAAGGTACTAACCGCCTATTTGGGAAGTATTTATAACGTATTATCTAATGTAAATTAAACTTAATTGCTGAGATGGCAGAAATAGTATCAAGTGTCGGTGTAAATTTTCCAGACGAAAATATTGACCCAAAAAGAAAAACCGAGAAACCTTTTTTATTACAGTATTGTAGAGCTGCATATTCGGCTTATGGGGATACTCCATTTGGTTCAATAGGTTGGAGAAGCCGAGACAAATACGAATGGGTTAAAACCTATGCGCGTGGTTCTCAAACAATCGACCGATACAAAAAGGTATTAACTCCTGACCAAGACCCTACAAATAACACATTAGTAGTAGATTGGTCGGTACTTCCTATTATTCCTAAGTTTAGAAGAATAGCTTTAGGGTTATTAGAAAAACAAAATTGGGACGTTCAAATAGACCCAATTGACCCATTAGCACAAACAGAATTAGAACAGCAAATTACTATGATGAAGATGAAGGCCTCTATGAGAGAACTTCAAAAAGAAGTCATGGGAGAACAAGCTGAAATACCAGCTCCTATACAACCAGGAGAAGGAGAACCAGAGGATATTGATGGTATTAAAATATATGAGATTGGGCTGCGTCATAAAACTGCTATGGAAGCAGAACAAGCAATTGAATTAACATTTAGCCAAAATGATTATGAAAGCCAACGCAGACAAACTTTACAAGATTTGTTTGACTATGGTGTATCTGCATATAAAGATTACAGAGATGGTGAGTTAGTAGGATTTAGAAGAGTTGACCCAAGAAGATTAATATTAAGCTATTGTACATATCCTGACTTTAGAGATTTAAGATATGCAGGAGAAATATTAGAAGTTCCAGTAGCGCAAGTTATTCAAATGTCTAATGGTGAATTAACCAATGAAGACATTGAGATGATTTACAAATATGCTTCTACAAACCAATGGAGACCATCTACCCCAGTAGGTAATGCTTACTATGGTAGTTATTCTGACTTTTGGAATAGAGGTAAAGTACAAGTTTTAGATTTAGAAATTATATCTGCTGATGAGTTAGTTCGTGAAGAACGAATTGACAGAAGAGGAAATACTATTTTTGGAAGAGCTTCATATGATGACTATAATAACAAGAAAGATAAATATAAAAGAAAGCAAGTACAAGGTGTATATAGGGCTAAATGGATTGTTGGTACGGACATCATATTTGACTACGGAAAGCAATACGATATTAAACGCGACCCAGTTAATATGGCTCGTGCTAAATCAAGTTACCACATAAATGCTTGTGACTTTTTTGATATGAAAACATTCAGCCGTATGGAAGCTATTATTCCTTACGCTGATGCAATACAATTAGCTTACTATAGATTACAGCATGAATTAAATACATCTGTACCTAAAGGTTTTAACATTAACCTAGCAGCATTAGAAGAAGTTAGTTTATCTGGTGGTGGACAAACAATGAAACCATCTGATATTATTGATTTGTATTTACAACGTGGGGTATTAGTAAGTCGTTCTACTACATTTGATGGTAGACCAAATCCTCCAGCAATACAAGAATTACAAGGTGGAACAGGTGGAGCTATAGCTGAATACTGGAATTTAATTAACCAAAACCTTGACATGATACGTCAAACACTTGGGTTAAATGAATTAACAGATGGCTCTACTCCTAACCCTAAGTTATTGACTACTGTTGCTCAGTTAGCAGCATCTGGTACTAATAACGCACTTAGCGATATTATCTATTCAGACAAACAAATTACCCAGTCATTATCTGAAGCTATTATCATTAGAATACAAGATATAGTTAGAACAACTAATGGAGATGCTATAGCTGAATCATTAGGAAGAGGAACAGTCGATTTATTAAAAGTTTCTCCAGATATTACTAAATACACATTTGGCATTTCTATTGTTGATAAACCTACAGCAGAAGAAAAAGCTAAATTAGATGAGTTAATTAAAGTAGCATTACAACAAGGTCAATTAGACATTAGTGATGTTATTAGATTAAACAACATACAGAATATAAAACAAGCTGAATTGTTCTTAGCTTATAAAGTTCGTAAGAACATGGAAAGAAAACAACAAGAAGCTTTACAAATGCAACAGCAAAATGGTCAGATTCAACAGCAATCTGCAATGGCTGCTGAACAAGCTAAACAACAAACTGCTCAGTTACAAGCTCAGATTGATATTCAGTTAGTACAAGCTAAAGCAGAAATGGAAGCTAAACTAATTGAATTACGTGGTCAGTTTGATTTAGAAAGAGAAAGAATTGCAGCAACTGGTAGAGTTGAGTCTTCATTTGTTCAAGCGAAAGAAAGAGATGCAGCTAATATTAGAGATAATAAAACTAAGTTATTGCAAGACGATAAGATGGAGAACATGGGAGAAATTGATGTTCCAGCAGAATTAGAATCTAGGGTTGCACCAGAAACAGCAGGTGGACAGCCATTAGATTTAAGTGGAGCTGATATAAACTTTGCAGATGAACCAACACCAGAAGAGCAAGCTATGGCACAACCAGGCGCTCAAATGGGAATGGGAATGGAAGAAGCTATGGGTCAACAACAAGAAATGCCTATGGAAGAAGAGCAAGTTGAAGAATCTCCAACTGATATTAGAAGAAGAATGATGGAGCAATATTTACAACAGGCTTAATAATAACGTATTATATTATCAACACACACAAAACAACATATGGAAAACCAAGTACAAGAACAACAAGTAGAGCAAGATGTTCAGAACTCTGCTCCTGTTGAAACTAGTCAAGCTCCTCAAGAAGTAGCTCAACCAATTCAACAAGAACAAGTACAAGAACAATCTCAACCGCAAAACGAGTTTCAAGAACAAACTTCTGGTTGGAAAATTAAATCAATAAATTCTGAAGGTGGTCTTTACGACAGGCAAGAAGAATATTATGAAGAACAACAACCACAAGAACAAGTACAGGAACAACCTCAGGCTCAAGCTGAACAAACCCAAGATGATGGTGTTTTAAAACTTGTACCTGAAAATTATAAACAAGATACTGCTGAAACAGCAGCGTCAAGTCAAACTGAAGAGTTCGACCCATTTGAAAAGTTAGGAGTTAAAGATGATGCTTATTTTAAAAAGCTTTATGAAGCTTACAAGAATGATGCATTAGATGAGTTCCTAATTACAACCCATACGGATTATGATGCAATAAGTGATGCAGACATTATTCGTATGCAAATTGATAGTCAATATAAGAATCTTAGCGAAGACGATAGAGACTTGATATTCCAAATGAAACTTCAGAAAGACTTTAACATCAGCGATTTGAATAGCGAAGATTCAAGAGCTGGTAAGTTAATGATGAAATTAGCTGCTCAAGATATCCGAGATGGGTTAAAACAACAGCAAGCTGAATATCAACCGCCTACCAGACCTAATGAAGTGGAGCAGTTCAAAAAGCAATTAGAACTTCAACAATTGGAAGCACAAAAACAAGTTGAAGATTTTAAAAACTACTTTACTCAAACTCCAGAGTACAAGCAATTCGAGACGAGCAGACTTGTAGAGTTTGGAGACCAAGAGAACAAAGTAAGATTTGAAATTGACAAAAGTGCTGATTTCTTAGGCGAAACCTTAGACCAACAAAAGTTCTTTTCTAAATTTGTGAAAGACGATGGCCAAGTCGATGTAGCAAAATGGCAAAGGGTTTGGGCTTATGCTAATAACCCAGGAGCAGTAGAAAAGGCTTTATTTAACTCAGGTAAAAGCGCAGGAGAAAAACGATTGTTTGATGAGCTAAAAAATACTAGAAATGATGATGGATATGTTGCTCCTCAAAAGAACAATGCATTTGTTATTAAATCTATAGATGGTAAGCCTTTCGGATATTAATAAATTAAATAACAAAATAAAACGCTAAAAAATGGCATATACTAATAACTGGACTGGACAACAGTTCAATGGCTCTACAGGAGCAACCGACAAACCTTACGTATCCGCGAATAGAACTGGTGGTACAGTAAATGGTACTAATACTGCATCTTTAATCCAATCTACTTCACTTTTAGACCAACGTGATATCTACAAACAATTAGTAGATATTCAAGATGACGCTGAGTGGTTAGATTTCATGTGGTTAGCTGGTAAAAAAGAAGCTACTTCTATGCCAACTTACTACTCTTTCTTCAATGACAAATTATACAAACCAATTAACATTGTTACTGGTTATTCTTCTGCAGCTGGTGGAAACTTAGTTTTAGATGCAGCTTCTTATGATTTCGTTGTAGCTGGTGACTTATTACGTTGTGCAAACGGTGTTGTTCGTGTAACTTCTAAAAATGGTTCTAACACAATTACTGTTGCTTCTGTAACTGGTGCTTCTTTCGCTGTTGCTAATGCAACTGTAGCTTCTGCATTCTCTAATGCTCAAGTTGAAGGTTCTGACAGACCACAAGCTCGTCGTTGGTTAGTTGGTAAATTGGGTAACCAAACTCAAATTTTCCGTAATGCATTGCAAATTACTGACGTTCAAAACATGTCTAAAGTTGAGATTGAAATCAACGGAAAACCATACATCTTACCTTATGAGATGATTCAAGGTTTACAAAAACACCGTGGTGATATCTCTTTGGCTATGTGGTTAGGTGAAGCTTCTGCATCAACTTTCGCTGGTCAAGCAGTAACTGACCCTCAACAATATGCTTACCAAACTACTCGTGGTATGGATAGCTATATCAGCAACTACGGTATCACAGGTGATACTGCAACTAGAAATGTTTTCACTTTAGCTGATTTGACTTCTATCGAAGCTCAATTAATTGCTAACCGTGCTCCATTTGAATATATGATTGCTGGTTCTAATGCAACTGTTGCAACTATTTCTGACTTCTTGAAAAACTTACCAAGTGCTGGTCAAACAATCACAGCTCCAAATCCAACTAATGGTTATTACAAATCAGGTATTAACTCTGGTGTATTAACAGTTAATGGTCGTCAAATTGACTTAGAAGCTGAGAAATTCATGCATGGTGGATTTACTTTCAACTTAAAAGCGTTTAAAGTATTATCAAACCAAGAAGTTATGAACTATACTGGTTCTACTGTTCAAGCATCTGCTTACTTCTTACCAATGGGTAAAGTAAAAACTGTAGGTGGTGGAATGGTTGATTACTTCCGTTACAGATATTTACCTCAACCAACTCCTGGTCAAGGTTCTTCTGAAACTGCTGAAATCATGACTGGTGGTCTTGCTCCTACTCCTACTAACCAAGAGATGAACTTAACAACTACTTGGACTTCAAACATGGGATTAGAAGTATTTGCACCAAGCAAATTCGCTAAAATCCAAGTTGGTAATGCAGTAGCATAGTCAACTAATTAAGATACAGGGGGTAGCAATACCCCCTTATTTTAATAACAATAAATCTTACACACACAAAAACACATACACATGGCACTAAGAAGAATGGGCATCTATAATGATATTAGCCCAGAATTATTTCCAAAGCTTCCTCCAAGGGGAACAAAAGTAACCTATCGTTTTTTAGAAACTTATGAAGACCCTTTTTCTGACGATGGAGTTCCAGTTTACAAAGCTACATTATTAATCCCTCCTATGTCAAGAACATTTGACCCTATTAAATCTGATTGGGTTGAAGTTGGTATGGTTGGTGGATTAGATATGTTTGGTAATCCAGAGTCAAGAACTATTCGTAGAGAGTGGGTTAAACCACAAGAGAATGGTGGTTATATGGTATTAACTATTGGTAATTCTAAAGATGATGAGTTATATCAATATTTAGAATTGGCTTCTTTCAATGCAGCTAACCCAAATAGAGATACTACAGTTAAAGCAATATTAGAAAAAGTAGACTTTGAAGCAGAAGCTAAAGAAGCACGTAATGAAATGAAATCTCGTCTTGAAGCTGTTAGAAAAGCAATGGCATTAGACTCTAAAGATTTAGCTCGTTATGCTTCTATCTTAGGTTTTGATATAGATGAAACAGAAGAAGAAATTAGATTTAATATAGAAAACTTTGCTCATGAAGACCCATTTGATTTCTTAGATAGAATGGAAGATGAATCATTTGATATTGAATCATATTGTTCATTAGCATTAGATAAAAAAATAATATTTATATCTAAAGAAGACAGCAGATTGAAATGGTCTGACACTAAAGGAGAAATTGTTAAATTAGTTTCTACTGAAGATGAAGGAGCAATTACAGCTTATACAAATTTTGTTACAAGTAATAAAATAGGTAAAGAAGTTCATGCTGAATTAGTTAGATTAGTAGATGGTGTTGGTATTAAAAAACCAATGCCTAAGAAGTAGTTGTTGTGTTGTGTAAATCCTATAGCCCTCTTTTTAGGGGGCGATTAGGTATCACCAACTTAATATGTTAAAGCCTCCTTTATAGGGGGCTTTTAACGTATTATATTGTCATAATTAGATAGAATGTTTGATAAATTGAAAGGTCTTGTTCCTCAGACCCTTATAGATGATATGGTTTCTCATGAAATTAATACACCATTAAGAGCAGCGCATTTCTTAGCGCAAGCAGCTCATGAGTCTGGTGGGTTTAAATTCAAATCAGAAAACTTAAACTATAGCAAAGAATCTTTGTTAAAAGTGTTTCCTAAATACTTTACTGCAGCATCTGCTGAAGGATATCATAGACAACCAGAGAAGATTGCTTCTAGGGTTTATGCTAATCGTATGGGTAATGGAGATGAAGCAAGTAAAGATGGTTGGAAATATAAAGGTCGTGGTTATATTCAATTAACAGGAAAAGATAATTATAAAGCATTTAGTGAATGGGCAAAAGAACCAACTATATTAAGCAATCCTGACCAAGTAGCTGATGATAAATATGCAGGGTTAAGTGCTATATGGTTTTGGAATAAAAATGGTTTGAGTAAAATTGCTGATACAGATAACTTACGTGATGATAAAACATTGATTAAAATTACATCAAGAGTTAATGGTGGAACTCATGGACTTGCTGACAGATTGGAAAGATTTAATGACTATAAAAAGATTTTACTCTAATGGAAGTATCTAATCATGACTCTTCAACTAACCATTATTGGTTATTAGCAAGCTTGTTTTTAAATGTAGCTGCTAACCTAGACAAGACTAATGTAACATTTATATTAGGTGTTATTGTATCCATACTTGCTATAATTAACTATGTTATCCAAATTAAAAAGAACCTTAAAAGAAAGAAATAAATTATGGGTACTAAAGCTATTTATATATTCTTACTGGGCGCTATTATTGGCGTGTTATATTCTTGTAGCCCTGTTAAGAGAGTGCTTAGCAATCCCAAATATTATGCCGAAGTTAAGAAGCAAGTTATCCTCAATGGAGAATGCGTTAATGACACAATTACGGAAGAAATATTTAAAGATACAATAATTTATAAGGATACAGTTATCCACGACAGTTTTAAAGTTAACATGCCTATGGAGTGCTATTTAGACACCATAGTAAACGATTTTAGCGTGTATTTAGAAAATGGTAACCTTTGGGTTAAATGGTTAGGTCAAGTGCCTACAAGGACCATTAATAAGCAAACAACCCACGTTGTAGTGGATAGGGCAAAAGAAGCTATACTTATTGACTCTTGTTCTAACCAATCTAGAAAGATATATGAGTTAGAAAATGAGTCCAAAAGAAAAGGTTCTATTATATTTAAACTATATATTGGCTTGGCAGCTATTCTGTTATTTATGTTAAGAAAGCCAATAATGAGACTGATTGGGATAGTATAAAAAACGTATTATATGATAAATACGTTTAAATGCAAAACGGTCAAGACTTATACAATTTCATAAACTTTATTGCCGATAAGAACCGTAGAGGTTATTTATCTCCAGATGAGGTTGCTCAAGCGCTTTCTTCTGGGCAAGTTGATTTATGGAATTACTATTGGGGATTACCTCAAACTGCATCTGGTATTAAGAATGGTGCACCTAATCCTGATTATGGTTCTTCTCAATTAACATTAGATGCCTTAAGTAGCTTTAGAAGAAAAGTACTAAAAACAACTAGCCCAACTGGGGTTATATATCTTTATAATACTGGTCAACCTACTTATAATATTACAGACTTAGGACACTTTATTGGAATGATGAAAGTAGATGCTTCTGGCAATATATACAATATCGACCAATATCTTAATTCAGAGATTGTAGATGTATTAAAATCAACCCTTTATCCTGTAGATGCTGCTAATCAAGTATTTGTATTTGAAGGCGATACAATGCAGTTATATCCAAGAACTCAACTTCCTGCTCCTTATCAAGCAGAAGTTCAATATATAGCTATGCCACAAGATGTTGCGTTTAAGTACACAACCGCTGGTAATAGCTTAACTATTTTACCGCAAGGTCAAATTAAACAAATCAATATTAACTATGGTGGTTCTGGTTATACAGTAGCTCCAACTATTGCAATATCTGCACCAGTTGATGCTGATGGCAATGCAGTTCCTAACGGTGTTGCAGCAACTGCTACTTGTGCTATTACAGGTGGTGTTATTACATCAGTAACAATTACTAACCCTGGGTATGGTTATAAATATCCACCAACTATTACATTAACAGGTGGTACACCAACTAATGCAGCTGTGCTACAAGCTATACCAGCTTTAGACCCTCAGTTCGACCAAGTATATTGGGTTGAATTAGTTGCTCGTTCTTTACCTTATATAGGCGTAAACTTGTCCGCTCAAGAAGTACAAGCATTGGCAGTTCAACAATTACAATCTGTATAATGACAACTAAAAGCCAATTAATAGAAAGAGTAAGAAGAATACTATCTGGTGGTTACCCAAGCAATCGTGATAGGGTTAAAGATGCTGAGATTGAAAAGCAATTAGAGTCAGCAATAAATAGATTATTAAAAGTTGAGATGTTTAATATGACTTATAACGTAGATGGTATGACTATACCTGATGGCGTTATGTTAGGTACATACGAAAACATTCAATTGACACAAGGGTTAAATGATACTTGTTCTGCATTGTTACCTGTAACACCTATGTATCTTCCAGAGAAAATGGGAGTATTTAGTGTGTATCCAAGTAACTATCCAGAGGCAGAGTTTATTCCTATTCCTTCTGGCCAATACTATATACTTCAACAAATCAAAGAAATCAATTCTTTATTAGGTAGAGTACCTTATGTATGGGACGGAAGAAAATTAACAATATACAGAGATTTAATTGGAGATGGTTTGTATACTATTGATGTTAAGTTAGCAGTTGCTGACTTATCTACATTAGGACCTAATGACCCATTACCTCTTTCTCCTGAGTTAGAAGAACAAGCTATTCAAGCGTGTGCACAAATCTTCTTAGCTGAGCCTAGAACAATAAGAGATGAGTCTTTAGAAGCATCACCAGAAAATTATATAAAATAATAACAAATGACACCAAACGGAGCTTTTGTATCAATAGATGAAATTGTAAATGCGTGGCTATTCAAGAACGGGAAGACTGTTCATAGCTACGCAAAGGTGTTGGCATTTGCAGCAGAAGCTGTAAGAGAAATGTCATATACATCTATGAACTTAGTACAGCATAAAATACTTATTAGAGATTGCCAGGACTGGTGGGATTTACCTAGTGACTATTCTGATTATGTAAGTGCTGGTATTAGAGTTGGACAATTTTGGAGACCTGTAGGTGTTCGTACTGGGTTAATGCCTTTCCCTTATACAGATGGTATTGCTCAATATAACCCAAGTGAGTTTAGTGAAGTCCCAGGTGAAATGAATACATCTGGAGAATGGGTTAATTGGTTAGGCCCAGAGTGTGACCCTGCTGACTTTTGGAATACTGATTTTTATCTTGATGACTTTACAACACAAGAAAGAGTTACACCAGAATTACCAGCTAACAATGTAACAAACATTCCTACTTATAATCAATACTTGCCTTATCAAGGATTTATACCTTTCTTCTTCTCTGACTTATATAATGAGTGGGGACAAAACAAAGGTAGAGCTTTTGGGTTTGGAGATGGAAACAGAATTGATTCTATTAATATTAACGTAGAAAAAGGTATCATTACTTGCCCTTGGCATTTCCCTGGAAAAGAATTATATTTATGCTATGTTGGTATTGGTAATGTTGACTCTATGAGTATGTTGCCTAAGAAAGCACAAGTAGTTGTTGAAGCTTACATTAGTTACAAAATGGCTATTACTAAACGTAATGGTATTAGAGAAGGTGGAGCATTCAAGCAATTATATGATAATGAATTAAGATTATTAAGAGCTAAAAACGACGTACTTACTACTACTGATATTGCACGTGCAGTTTACAGAGCATTCGGTAGAACAAGAGAATAGATATGAATATAAACCAATTAAATGCTATAGTTGACCAAGCAGATAATAACCCAAGAGGACTTGTCAGTTGGATAGGTGCAAATGGGTTAAAAATGCTACAACAGTCAATCATCTCTACTCTTCGTGAGAGAGGGATTGTTACTGTTCCTAATACTACAGTATTACAATCACAAACATTTAACAATACTCCTGTATGTTATGTTATAGGTGGTGGGTTTTTTAGATGGAACGCTACTGGGACACCAAATGGAACTACTATATTTCCTGCGGCAGATGGTGGTGTATGGACATCGGAGTCTATGTCAAATGTAGGTAACTTACAACAAGTAACCAATAATGGTAATAGTACTACAAATGATATTATAGCAGCAAAGCTAATAGCAAACGACGAGGTAATGTCTGAGTTGTTTACTGTTGAGAACTCTGGTTCTATTGTTTTTGATACTGGTACTTATTCTATTAATGTGTATGCTGAGACAGCTACATCTGGTAGAAACATAAGAATACCAAATGAGAGTGGTACATTAGCTACAAGGGAATGGGTACAATCCCACCCAGTTAATAACCCAACTTACATTTACACTCAAACAACTCCTAGTTCTACTTGGACTATAACTCATAACTTAAACTCTTTTCCTTCTGTTACTACAGTTGATATTTCAAACGTACAGATAGTAGGAGATTTATCATATACAAACGTAAACCAATTAATTGTAAACTTTAGCGCGCCAGTAGATGGCAAAGCATATTTAAACTAAAAATTATGTCATACAAATTTCTCACCAACGTCGATTTGACACAGAACCAATTACTCAATGTAGTAATTGAAAAACAATCAACGCCACCTTTAAGCCCTGTAAGTGGCCAGTTGTATTATAACACTTCAAGTAACTTGTTGTTTATGTACAACGGTTCTACTTGGATTGATATCGCATCAGGCGACATTACCGCAGTAAATGCTGGTACTGGTCTTTCTGGTGGTGGTACATCTGGTGCTGTTACTTTAAACTTTAACCCAGATAATACTACTATTGAAGTAGATGGTAGTAATAACGTACGCATTAAAGACTTAGGGGTTACTACTGCTAAGTTGAATACAGATGCTGTAACTACTATTAAAATCTTAGATAAGAATGTTACATTTGCTAAGATACAAGATGTTCCTACTTTAACGGTAATTGGTAACTTATCTGGTTCTACTGGTACTCCTTCAAATGTATCTGTAGTTACTGACTTTACCAATCCTTTAAATACTAATATTCCTACTACTCTTGCAGTTAAAAACTATGTTGATACAACTGTAGGTAGCTTAGGTAACTTAGAAGGTGGATATGATGCAACAAATGCTACCTTACCTGTTGGTGCTGGTGGTACTAAGAAAGGTGACTATTGGTATGTAACTGTAGCTGGTACACCAAGTGGTGTTTCTCCTTCTGTTACGTTAGCAGTTGGTGATGTTATTATTGCAAACCAAGATAACGCATCTACTACTAACTCTAGCGAATGGATATTCTTAGAAACTAACCAACAACAAGCTACTACTACTATTGTAGGTATTACTCGTTATGCTACTGGTGTTGAGACTCAAGGTCAAACATTAAGTACTGCTGCTGTAACTCCTCAAGGTTTAGCTTCTGTAGTTGCTACAGAGACAAGTCAAGGTCTTGCAGAAATTGCTACCCAAGCAGAAACTAATACTGGGCTAGATGATACAAGAATAGTTACTCCTTTAAAGTTAGCTACTTATGTTGCTGCTACAGTTGGAGCTTTCTATGCTTTAGTAGGTGATGGTACAAATACAACTTTTACCGTTACCCACAACTTAAACTCAGCTCGAGTATTGATTCAGTTATATGATTACGCTTCAGGCGCACAGGTTATGACAGATTTAGCTATTGTAAATGCAAATCAAATATCTGTAAGCTTTAGTGTAGCTCCATCAACTAATCAATATTTAGTAGTAATACAAAAATAAACTTAATGTCATATAAATTTTTAAGTACAATATTAGGCATTGATGCCAACTTTACTGGTAACTTAGGGGTAGGAACAACTACCCCTACTAATAGATTAGACGTTATTGGTACTTCATACTTTTCAACAGATATGTATGTTGGACAAAACCACGGTATATTCTTTAATGGTAATGGTGGTTATGCAATGGGTCTGTTTAGTTCTGGCTCTGATTTGCTTTTCCAAGCAGGTGGCGCTGAAAAAATGCGACTTACAAGCTCTGGCAATGTAGGTATAGGGACAACAATTCCAGTTTCTAAATTACACATATCAGGAACAGGAACAAGTGCTTGGTTAACAATAGAAAGAACAGATAGTAATACTAACATTATAGACTTTACACAATCTGGAACTAGATTGGGTTATATTGGATATATATCAAATGAGTTATTAATTAACAATGTTAATTCTTCAAGTACTGTATTTACTACATTTAGCTTAGAAAGAATGAGACTTTCAGCTGCTGGTAATTTACTTATTGGTTCTTCTACAGATGCTGGATATAAATTAGATGTTATTGGTAGCGGTAGGGTTTTTAATAGTATGTATGTTGCAAGTAGTGCATATCCTGGTTCGTATTATACTTCATTAAGGTCTGACGCTTCAGCTAATGGTATATTACAATTTGGTAATAATAACATAAATTATATATTAGCAGGTAACACATTTCCAGGTGGGTTTTTAGTATTCAAAGTTAATGTATCTGATGAAACATTGACATCAGGAACTGAAGCTATGCGTATTACTTCTGCTGCTAATATAGGTATAGGAACAACAAATCCTGTATCTAAATTACAAGTAGATAAATCATCTCAAAGTTATAGTTCTACTACTCCATCAGGAGCTGTTGTTCTTTCTAACTTATCAGGTGGTGATGGCATACTTGATATAGGTGTAGACAGTACATATTTAGGATATATCCAATCAAGAAACATATCTAATACAACTTATTATAATTTATTATTAAATCCATTAGGTGGTAATGTAGGTATAGGCACAACAAATCCTCAAGGAAATTTAGATATATATCAGCCTTCTAATCCTTCATTATTTATTAGAGATAATTCATCTATAATAAGATTATTGCCTTTTGGAGGTATTACATATTTTCAAACTGCACAAGCTTTATCATCTGGTTCAACAACAGATTTGTATTTTACTGGTATGTATGGCACTCCTGTTAATATGGTTATTAGAGGGAATGGTAATGTACTAATTGGCACTACTACAGATGCAGGTTTTAAACTAGACGTTAATGGTAATGGTAGATTTAATGGCGCAGTAATTACAACAAGTGCTGTAACTACAAATCAAACAGGTGGTCAATTTGCATATCAAGGTTCAAGCGTTACACAGGTAGGAGCTTGGGGTGCAAACTCATCTACAAGAGGTATATTAAGTTTTTATTTAACTGACTCAAATGGTACTATAGGTAATGAGTATGCTCGTTTAACAGACTCATCATATTATGTTATACCTACAACTACATTAAATTCTTTATCTGGTTCTGGTACTCGTATGGTAGTAGCAGATGGTTCAGGTACATTATCTACTCAATCTATACCTACTGGTACAGTTACAGGTTCTGGTACTACTAACTATGTATCTAAATGGTCAAGTAGTTCTAGTTTGACTAATAGTTTGTTATATGATAATGGAACTAATGTAGGTATAGGTACGTCAAGCCCTGCATATCTTCTTGATGTAGCAGGAGCAAGTCGTTCAGATTTGCACATATTCCGTTCTAATCAATCTGCACCTACTGCTGATGCGTTTATATTTAGACCTACTAATAATACTATTGCGTTAGGAACTGCTAATACTGAGCGTATGCGTATTGACGCTGCTGGCAATGTAGGTATAGGAACAAACAATCCAACTACTTCGTTAGACATTAATGGAAGTGCAGGTATTACATATAGCAACTATTTATATTTTGGTCATAATACTTCAACTATTGGTTCTTGGCAAACAAGAACATATGCAAATGGTGGCTATCAATATTACAATGCTTATGGATTTATATTCAATAATACAGGATATGGTTCATTAAATTTTATGACCATTAATGGAGGTTCTGGTAACATATTAATTAATACAACAGTAGATAATGGAACTAAATTAAATGTTAATGGATTAACTCAATCTAATAGCTATATAGATTCAAGCAATACAAGAATCACTAGCCCAGAAGGTGGAGCATATACAAGTTACGGTAATACTACTGGTGCTATTAAAATTAAGCTTCCAGTCGCTACATATAATAGCTCTACAATGATGTATTTTACAGTTAAAATATATCAATACTATACAGGGTTATCTTATGAATTACAGATAGGTGGTTACAATTATAGTGGAGGAGATTGGTACAATGTATTTGCTACTAACCTTACTGATGCAGGAAATCAATTAAGAGTAAGATGGGGTAATGATGGTTCGTCTAATTGTGTATGGATTGGAGAAACAACTGATACTTGGTATTATCCTCAAATAGGAGTTACAGATATCCAAGTTGGGTTTAATTACACAAAAGACTTTGCTACTGGCTGGCAAGTATCATTGGTAAACTCTTTTGATACGGTACAAGTACAAAGATATGCAGCTCAAGTTATTACTTCTAATAGTATATCTTCATATGGTATAACAGGTAGTGGTACTACTAATTATATCCCTAAGTTTACTGGTTCTACTACTATCGGTAGTAGTATTATATCTGAAGGCAGTAATCTTATAAATGTTGCAGGAAAAATTTCAGCAACAGGTTTGGATTATAGTACAATAGCTGTACAAAGTGGTTCTGCTCAATTAAAATTAGAAAGAACTGCTACAAGTGCAGGTTATATGTATATTGGTGCAGACGATAGTGGATTTAAAGTATTTGATTCGTCATTTACTCCTCGTTTTATAGTTACATCAGGTGGAAACGTAGGTATAGGTACAACAAGCCCTACAGCAAAATTAGATGTATATAGAGGATTACAATCAGATACTATAACTAGAGCTAATGCAGCTGCTTATTTTTGGGGTTCTGATATAGGTTTAGCTATAGGACAATATGCATCAGGTCCCTATGGAACTTGGTTGCAATCTTTAAAATATGATAATAATGCTGCTTTCCCTCTTTCATTAAATCCATCTGGAGGGAATGTTGGTATAGGAACTTCAAATCCATTTGAAAAGTTACAAATAACAGATGGTGATATTTCTATAAGAAGCACAACAAATGCTGGAACTTGGGGTTCATTAAGATTTGGAACTACAGATGGTGCATATGCTAATGCTTGGGCAGGTTTAGAATCAGACGGACAAGGCATTGGAATAAATGTAGCTAATCTTAAGTTTTATACGTCATATGGTTCAATATCTGAAAGAATGCGTATAACACCTACTGGTAATATACTTATAGGTACTACTACAGATTCTGGAGAAAAATTACAAGTAAATGGTCAAGGTACAATTAGTGGTTCTTTAACTATAGGTATGACTCCTTCTCCTTTTTGGAATGCTAAATTTAAAGATTATGCAGATGGAAGTGGTATATATATAGGTTCTATCCAAGCAGGTGGTTCTAAGTATATTGCTGGTGAATCTTATTACAATAATTCTGGATATTGGTATAGTGATAAAACTACTGCTACTAATATTAATTTAGATGGAGGTGTAATGAGATTTTATACCGACAGCGGTTTAACGCCAAATACAAATTTTATTCCTACAGAAAGAATGCGTATAACTACGAGTGGTAATGTAGGTATAGGTGCTTCAGGCGGATTTAATGCAGTATCAGGAACAGAAACTACTTTGAGTATTGCAAATAGTAATATAGCTTCTATATATTTAAATTCTACATCTACAGGAAACAAATATGCAATATATAGTTCAGCTGGTGGTACTTTACAAATTAATAATATAACACAAGGAACGTATCCATTTGCTGTAGCAAATTCTGGAAATGTACTTATAAATACCACTACAGACGCTGGTTACAAATTAGATGTTAATGGTGCTGATGCTAGATTATATAGTGCAGGTCAAGCGGTATACACTATAGAAAGAGGGGGAAGTGGTTATGCGACTGCTATTAACTATAGAGAAGGTTTTAACACATATTGGTATTCTGGTATGCTTGGTGGTAGTTATAATTATCACATTTATGATTCTAATTATGGTATTAATAAATTAAGTATAACTCAAGGTTCATCTTGGGGTGTAGGAATTGGTACAACAAGTCCTAATGGACAATTAGAAGTATTTACCTCTAATTATCAAAGATTTTCTGTAAGTTATCCTTCTACATATGTAACTAATTTAGGCATTGGTGGTCAAGCGTCAATTCAACAAGATGCTGGTAATGAAATCCTTTCTATAACACAAAATTATGGGGGAGGTAAAATAACATTTAATGCAGGTGGTGGAGTTGAGCGTATGCGTATCAACTCTAATGGCAATGTAGGCATAGGAACAGCAAGCGCTGTAGGTAGATTAACAGTTAAAGAAGTATCTACTTCTTGGGAATTAAATACAGATGCAGATTATGTTTATCAGTTAGCATTTAATAGAGATACAAGTGCTTATAAAATATTTCAATTTAGAGGAAGTGCATTTACTTTTGCTCCTTATGATGTAGAAAAAGTTAGAATAGCAGGAACTGGTAATGTACTAATAGGTACATCAACAGACGCTGGGTACAAATTAGATGTTAATGGAACAGTTAGATTTACAAGTGGTGCTAATAGTGTTGCATTTTTTGACTATTATTCTTGGGCTATAAATGCATTAAAAAGCGATTTATCTTCTGGTACATCATTAGCTTACTTACTAGGAAAAGCTAATTCCAATAACAATAGTGCAACAATTATATACAATCATTCATCTGATTTTAGTTCTAGCAATTATTTAGGTTTAGGTTTCTATGGTAATGATAATCTATTAAAGGTATATGCTTCAGGTAATGTTCAAGCTAATACATTAGCTGGTTCTGGAACTAGAATGGTGGTAGCAGATAGCGCAGGTACTTTATCAACCCAAGCAATACCATCACCTACAACTAAATCATTTGGTGCTTTCCAAGAAGATACAACTCAAACAGCTGCTTCTAGCAATACAGGCTATGGGGTTAAGTTTACGACACCAGATATTAGTGGTCACGGAATAAGTGTAGTAGCTGACCCATTTGGAGACCGTACTTATATCTTAATGAGCAATGGTGGTTTCTATAATATCCAATTCAGCTTACAATTGCAAAATACAGACGGACAAATAAAAGATGTTACAATTTGGTTAAGAAAGAATGGTAATACTACTTCTGATGACATTCCTGCAACAGCTGGTTTTGTATCAGTACCTAACTCTCACGGAGGTACACCAGGTACAATCATAGCAGCTTGGAATTACTTTGTAGAAGCAGCACCAGGAGATTTTTATCAATTGGTATGGTCAACTTCAGACCACACAAGAGTATCAATAGAATACTATCCAGCAGGTTCTCCACCACCAAGTGCAGCATCAGCTATATTAACAGTAAATCAAGTAGATTAATAAACCCTTAAAATCAAATAAAAATGCAAAAAGCAATCGAGCCAGTAGCAATCTGGACAAACGGACAAACAGACGAAGCAGTAGTATTAAACTTAATCTCTGTAAATGACAACTTAGAAAACTCTGCAACATTCTATTACAGCTTGTTAGGAGCAGCACCAGTAACCACTCCAGTTGAAGGAGCTACTGACCCTACTCCAACTCCTGCAATGGGTGGTGCAACTTTAACCCAAGGTAACTTAACTTTAGGTCCTGACCAATACCCAGAATGGGACGGAAGCAACGCTTGGATTCTTGATTGGGCTGCTGTTCAATTAAATTTAACCTTTGTTCCAGGAGCTGAAGTTATCTAAGTAAAGCGTATTATATAGGTAATATAAACGTATTATATACTAAATAATAGGAATAATGACAATTCTAACTTTACTTAATAAAATCTTTAATGCCGACCAGACACCTAGCAATACGGTGTCTTGGTCTGGTACTAATGGGTTGAAAGACATACAAGACGACATTGCTGAAGAACTTCGTGCTCGTGGTATGGTTGTAGTACCTACTACTATAGCTTTAAGTGCACAAGGCAAGAACAACTCTCAAAGCGCATTAGTTTTGGGTGTTGGACTTTACACTTGGCAAGCTACAGGGCCAGCTAATGGCGATTTAATTGTAGCTGCTAACGATGGTGGGTTTTGGTATCTACAAGCTACAAATGGTTATATCCCAACTGTAACAACTACTCCTGCTGCAAAATCAAATGGGGTTGTCTTGTTTTACCAAGGTGGCTCATTGAAATATGTAAAGCCAGATGCTTCTGTAAAAACTATAACTGTAACACCTTAATAAAATATGGCAACTTTAGATACTTTAAGTAATTTAATTACTAACGCAAAACAAACTCCTTCTGGTAAAGTAGAATGGACTGATACCTCATTGAAAGGTATTCAAGATGAAGTTAAACTTTTGTTCTCTCAAAATGGAGCACAAGTAACTGAAAATACAGGAACATTAAGTGTTCTAAACAATGAAAGCTCTCAATTAGCTATTGTAACAGAAGATGCTACAGTTGCTAATAATGGTCTTTACTTTTGGAACTTAACTCCAGTATCAGCTATTTTCTTTCCAGCAGGTAGCAATGGATATTGGAACATATTAGAGTTTGGTGTATTAACTGCAATTGCTGCAGGATATTTTCCATATAGTGATGGTTCTAACTTTATTCAAAGTTTATTACAACAAACTACTAATGAAATTAAAATGGTAGGTGGTAGCTTTGTTGCAAACAACTCTACTTCTTCTGGTCCATATTTCCAATGTGGTGATACTGACTCTGTAGGTAACGATGTTATATTTACTGTAGATGATAAAGTTCAAACGGTTTCTACTAAGAAAGGAGCAGCTAACAAAGGTATTAGATTAGACCTTAATGGGAACATTCATCTTGTTGGAGATTTAGATACAAGAAAACAACTTTCTATTGATGGTAATAACTCAGTATATGCATTAGGTGATGCAATTGCAACTAAAGGTCTTCGTATTGATACGGTAGCGCCAACTTACAAATTAGGTAATTACAGTACAAATGTAGGTCTTATATTAGCAGATACAACTGGTTATTTAGGAAGCTCAACAGTTAAGTTTGACTATACAGCAACTTCTTTATTTGCAGGGTTTACGTCTAACTCTTCAGGTATGACATTAACTTCATCTGCAATTGGTAGATTTGGTACTAATGAAATGCAATTGAGTTACAACAATACTACTAAAATTATATTTTTAGGTGATGCTTCTTTCCCAAGAGGTTTAAGTATTAACTCTGCGTCAAATGGTATTTTCTTAGGAGATGCAACATACGATAGAGGATTAACTTTATTTCCATCAACTGGTATTAGTATATTAGGTGGTGCTACTAACCATAGATTATTAAAAATTGACATCATAAACGAGACTTTCTTTATGGGCAATGACACAAATAATTTTGGTTTAAAAATAGATTTATTAAATCAAGTTTATACTTTAAGCGAAAGTGCAGGTGCTGGTTTAATTATGAATACATCTAATGACGCTTACAGATTAGGTAGTACAAACTATGGTGTTGATATTAATGAAACTAATGGAACATATAAACTAGGTGGTTATAACCCAGGTGTAGCTAAGGCAATTGGTGTTCATAATGCAAATAATCCTGACCCTGAATTTTATGTTGACGATGCATTAATTGATGGTACGCCAGCAAATACTCCATCTAATCAAAAAATAAGAGTTTATATACCAGGTTTAGGTATTAAATACTTGCAATTATTTGACAACTAATAAAGCTTTTTAATGGCTCAAATTACAAAACTTTTTACGAAAGGTTTAGATACTGATACGGCTCCCCATCTTCAAGACAAGGAGTCGTATTCTTCTGCTATGAATGTCCATTTTTCTTTGGGTTCTTTATTAGGCCCTAGTGATGGACAAGGTGGTGGTATGGAAAGTTATAATACAGGTGGAGATGCAGGTGTTATAGAACCATTTGCAGGTAATACAGATTGGACAAGTTTATTTACTTCGATGCCTGGGTTAAACCCATTTGTTAGTAATAGAAACTACGTTAGGGGTTATGACAAAGATGGTGCTAAATGTATTGGGTATGCAACTGATGACACAGAGTCGTTAAGTAGCAATACAAGATACATTTACTTATTTATTTATACACCTCAATATGGCAATCCTATTGAAACTGCTAACTCTTATATAGTAAAAGTGGCTTTACAATATGATGCTTCAGGTTCTAAAATAACTACAATCAAGCCAAGCCAATCATCTGTATTATTAAATGGAGAATGGGTTAATAATTCAGGGATAGATGATTTAGGGTTTTTACCTACTGACTTTATATCTGCTAGGGTTAGTGGCAATCAATTGATATTTACTGATAATAGAAACAACATTAGATATGTTGATGTAAATAAAGATTACTATACTAATAAACCTTCTTTTGAAGAGTTATCTTTAATTACAGAGCCAGGTCACGTACCTTTAACAAGTGTTAGAGGAAGTAGTGCAACTGACCCTATTATTATACAAAAGAATAACTATCAGTTTACTTATAGAATAACCAATGAGGACAACTTTATATCTGTATTAGCTCCTTATAGTGTAACTTCTTTGTCAGCTAGACAAGAAGAAATAACTGCACTATCTTATAGCTCTAATATAGTTACAATAGATTTAGATAAAGCACAGGTTATTCCTGATAATTGGAAGAAAATAGAATTTGTTGCTATTAATTTAGAGACTGCATCATATCAAGTAATTAGGGTGTTTGATAAATATGACCAAACTTCAAGAACTTATAACTTTGGATTTGGTCCAGTTAGTTATACTGATGCTCAGTTAGTAGCAGACCATAATGACCCAGGTGCTCCATTTATATTTATTACCTATCAAAATTGGAATGGTACAAATATACAATATACCTTATCATCTACAGAAGCTTTTAAACAATTTGATAGTTTACCTATAACTTCTAAAGCTTTAGAATTAGCCTCTAATAGACTATTCTTGGCAAATAATCTTGAAGGTTATAATACACCAGCAACACCTCCAGATATCCCTGCAGATGTAACTACAGGACTATATACAGCACCTACAAGTGCACAAGTATCTTGGGGTAGTTCACCAGCAGGAAATAACGGACCAATACTTGGGGGTACTCCAACTTTATTAATGGTAAGAAACCAAGGAGCTTCTACAGGATTTTATTATTGTTGTATTATAACAAGAGATTATGTTAATGGCGTAAACTATGGGTTTCCTGTAGATTGTGGTACTATAATATTTGAGCAATCAAATCCTGCAACTGTTGCTCCTGATGGAACATTGACTTTAAGTAAGTCTATTGATGGGTATAGTGGTAATTTAATTGAATTGCCCCATTACATATCTGAGAAGTCATTAATTAAATTAAATGAAACTGGAGACCCTAAACTAGAAGATGTTTATAATACTCCTGCTAGAGGAATCCGATTAAATATATTAAAAGAATTAAATGAGTTTGCAGCTAATGTAGTATTAGGCACAACTGGAGATGAATTTATATACCCATTAAGTAATAGTGTAGGTCAAAACTGTATTGTTTTAAATGCAGCTGCTTATGCATCAGGTTTAAAACAAAGAGCATTTTATCCTAACTCTTCATATGAGTATGGTATTCAGTATTACGATAGTGCTTTAAGAAAATCTGGAGTTAAAAAAATTAACTCTATTAATGTACCTACATATGAACCAGTAAATAAACAACTTTTAGAGTATGTAGATTTTGATACTACTATAACGCAAGCTGGTGGAGTAATACCTAGTTGGGCTAACTATTATTCTATATGTGTTGCAAAAAATACTAAGGCATCTAATTTTATTTCTTTCATGCCAGACATGATGCGTTTTGCTTATAAAAATGCTGATGGTGTATTGGTTTATGACCAAAATGAAACTTCAACAAAATTAGAATATTATGGGTTAGCAATTCCTTTGTCATCACTTTATAAAGATGGATTAGGATATAGCTATACGGCTGGTGATTTATGTGAATTAAATATAAAACCAACTGGTTCTTTAACTCCTGTAACATTAACTTATCCAGTTATAAATGCAATAGATGGATACGTTATATTAGGGGCAGATAGAGCAACAATGTTGAATTATATATCTGCACAAATAAATCAAATATTTTTAGACTCTTCAGCTCCATCTCCATGGACAGGTGCTAGCTTTAGCTACCCAGTCAGAAGATTTCAAGAAGAAATATTTGTAAGTATTTATACCCCTGTATTAACAACTCCTTCAGAATATGAAGTAGCAATGTTTGGAGAAATAACAAGTTCTACTACTTTTGGAACTCCATTTAATATAAGCGGAAGTCAATTATTTGGAGACACATATACTCAATCAAGAGATGCGCAAGGTGGTTCTCAAATGATGTTGAGTAAAGCACGTTATGAAATAAATCAAATCAATTGGATACATGACTTTGGCAGAATTGCACCTATAGATAATATAGGTCAAAAACAATTAACCAATTCTATTAGATGGTCTAATGTTAAATTACCTAACTCTAATGTAAATGGGTTATCTACATTTGACGCATTAGATGAAACATCTGTAGACCAATCATCAGGTCCAATTACTACTATATTCTTGTCTAGCAAAGAAGCTAACCAAGGTGGACGTATGTTGGTGTTATGTAACTCTGGTAGTTATATAGCATTAATAGGACAACAACAAATATATTCTGCTGACCAAACCCCTGCGTTAACATCATCTGCAGGTGTACTTGGTACAATACTCCCACTTACTAATCTTTGGGGTTGCATTAGCCCTCAAAGCGTTGTAGGGTACAAAGGTATTGTTTTCTGGGCAGACGCCCTTAATAGGGAAATAATACAGTTTGCTGGAGATGGGGCTTCTCCTATTAGCCAACAAAAAGCAGGCTTCCTTTGGAATCAAGTATTTAGAAACTTACCATTTGATGATAGCGCTAATAGTGCAGCTAATATTAAATGTGGTATTAACCCATACACATATGAGTTGTTTGTTACTTGCCCTAACCCAAGTATAACAGGTAAACAATATCCTGGTAACTGTGGAGATAATCATATTAATCAATACATAGGAAACAAGAATGTATCTTATGTATATAACTGGCAAGCTAATACTTGGATAGGTGGATATGAAGATAATCCTGACCAATGGATAAGAGTAGGTGATGATGTATTCTCTATTGGTTCTCAATACGGTACAACTGGGTTGAAACTATATAAAGAATTTGACAATACTACTGGTGTGTTTAATCAAGCTACAACAGGCGCTTGGATAGCTGCTCCATATAGCATAGGTACATACCCTGCTACAATAGAACCATTATCAGTAATCTTAATGGGTCAATTAACAACTACAAGTACAGTTATATATGCTAGAGACAACTCTACCAATGTAAATAATAACTTAACCCAGATTAGTTTGATTAGCGATGGCAACTACGCTATGAGAGAAGGAGAAATGTTTAGCTCTGTGTATAGAAATAGATTGAGCAATAACGCTACTACCAATACAGAGTATGATACTCAAAACATAGTAGGAGATAGAATAAGAACTAAAACTCCTTGGGTACAATTAAACTTCCCTACAAATCAGCAAATTAACCTACAAGGTATAAGATTAGAAGTTAAGCAGAGCTCTGGACACTAAAAGAAAAACCCCTCATAAAGAGGGGTTAATTATTTAATCACCAAATCCAGAAAAATTTACTTTCTGATTCCCAAATCCTGGGTAAGAACGCTGAGGTCCTTGGTAACTTACATCAAATGGTCTAGGTTTTGAAATTGAACTTATTCCTGGAATGTCAACTTGTTTCATGTTTCTACTAAACAATCCACTTAATCCACCTAAAACGCCAGGTAAAGCACCAAAAATATTTTTATTAGAGTCATTAATATCTTGTCTATACGCTTGCATTTTACCAAGTTCAAAAGCTTGCTTTTCTTGATTAGCAGCTAAAGCATCTTCATATTTCAACATTCTTTGTTGTGCCATAGCGTTTTGAGCTTGGCCTAAAGTTTGACCTTTTTGTAATTGGTTTTGAAACTGTTGAGCACCTAATCTAGCCGCACCTTGCATTGTATTACCTGCAACTTCACCAGCTGTAGCTAAAGCTTGACTACCGCTAGAAGCATTTCTTTGAGCAGTTCCCATATAGTTAGCTAATGCTTGTTCTTGTGCTGCTCTAGCTTGTTTTACAGATTGGTCTTCAGCATTATACTGAGCCTGCTCCATAGCTAATCTTTGTTTGATTTCAGGAGATATTTGGAAACTTGGTCTTCCACCCATAGCGAGTTTATGGGCTTCTTCAGCTTGGTTATATTGCTTTTTTGCTTTTATATTACCAACCACACCAGCAATGCCCTGGAACAAACCTGTCCCTAAACTTACTGGGTCTATACCTTTGTCAATTAATTTATCTAAAAAACTCATATTATGTGTTTATTTGTCTATATAATACGTTTAATCTAAGCTATAAAGCATTGAACCAAAATCTAATGTATCTATCTCTTTTTCAGAGCGTTGCAATATGTTCATGTAGTCTTCATCAAACAATATATCACCTTTGATTTTACCTACATCAACCCTATTACTATTAGCATCTTTAAACAATGTATCTAATTCTTCTTTGCTAAATGAGAACTTCTTAGCAGCATTGTAATACATTTTATTAGCTTTTACAGTTGCTCTCAATAGTTTGTTAAGAATTTCTTTTTGCTTATCTAATTGTTCTTTTATATCCTTGTCTTCTAATATAGCTTGCTTTTGGTCAAAGCTTGGTATTTCATAGAAACTATTAACACGGCTACCGTCTTCTTTCTTATATCTAGTTGCAGCTAAATTTAAAATCTTATCTACTTCTTCATTAGCCATTATAATAGCATCACTTGCTCTTTTATGTTCTTTTCTAATTCTACCAGACAATGAACCATATACATTAATCTCCATCTTTTTACCTCTGAACCCGCTAACAATCATATCATTAATTGTATTACCAGCAGCATCAACCCACTCTTCATTAGCATACTTAGCCATTTCAGCATTTTTAGTATAAGTACTCATGTCACCTGGTAATACACCTTGAACAAAGTTTTTACCATTCACATAGGTTTTATTAATTAAACCTTCTGATTGAGATTCATTAGCTGTCTTTTTATCGTTAGCAGCTTTAAAAGCAGTAAGTAACAATACAGGAGCACCACCAAATGTTAATAATTGGTCAGATACTACATCAATAGACCTGTTACCTACCCCTTTATAGTCAGCATATGGTCTATCGGAAGGAGACTTATCATACATTAAACCTCTCAACCAATCGGTAACAACAGCAAACTGGTCGTTTTGGCTAAGGTTTAATACTGTCATCTTCTTGGTCTTAGGGTCATATGTATACTCAATACTTTTATCGTATAGGTAATCAGGTAAAACTAATTGAACGGTTTGTCTCATTGACGCATCACCATTTAAAACAGCTTTAGCATTAGCATACATCTCATACATAAGATTAGTTTCACCAAGGCCAGAGTTAGTAATTACACCATTCTGTTTCATTTGGTCCTCTTCTTTGCTAGAGTTGAATATACCACTCATTAAAGCATAAGTACCTTGTAATGCACCACTAAATGTAGCAGCACCAATCATCTTAGTTCTTCTTTTGTTTCTAGCTAACTTGTTAATCATATCTTGATTTTCTAATTTATCATCAGAAAACTTAATATGCTTGTAGCTTTTATCTAAATCATATCCTGCTACTTGACGTGCAGTATTATACATTGTACGATACATTTCATATCGGTATCTAGCAAACGTACCGACACCTCTAAACTTACCAAATTCAGCTGCTCTTGAAGGGGTTGCAAAGTCTTCTTTAACATCTAATGAAGCAGCTTCTCTAACGGCTTTCATTTGTTTCTCGTTCAACTCATAGAAGTTCTTACCATATATATCCAAAGATATAGTGTTTCTTCTTATCTCATATTGTACCATCTTAGGTGCAACGTCCCCTAATATAAACAGCTTCTGCATACCTTTAACAGCAGCTTTAGCCATATAACCCATAGAGTTATAGAATTGTTTATATAAAGCATCTGTGTTGCCTATTTTAAGAGCATCATCAAACTTGTTATCTGAGTTTAATACTTTAACCCATTGGTTTATTGCATCTTCACTAATAGAAGTAATAGCACCATCTTGTAAAGCATCTTGGGCTAATCCTTTAATATAGCCCTCTGTTTTCCCTTTTTGTTCAGCGCTTCTGTTCTCATAATACAATGTACCATCAACTAAAAAGTTGCTTCCTTTTTTTGCCATTGAAGTAGTCATTCTGATTAAATCAGGATAAGTACCAGACAACATAAATGCACCTTTAAAATATGACTCAAAGTTTCTAATAATAGAAGATAAGTTTAAACTTACTTTCATCATATTAACAAGGTCTACTTGACCCATATATACATTACCTATCTTTTGGGCTAATGTAGATTGAAGTGTTTCATCACCAATAGTAAACGAAGGCATTTCAAACATAGCTTTGTATAACAATGGGTCCATTTTATACCCATACAAAGGTCCTTGCATTTTTTTTGTAGCACCAGGGTAAGCACTTTCTCCACCTACTAATACATAGTTCTTGTATTTATTATCTCTTACATTACCCTTTACAATATATCCAGCTTCTAATCCCATCTCCAATATGTTATTATGGAGTTGTAATTTGTTACCAAGGTTTTGCAATCTACCAATAGTATAGAAGTAATTTTTAAATACATTATTGCTTTCTCCAATAACTTCTCTGTACCATTGTGGCAAGTCCTTTCTCTTCATGAATTGCTTAGTGTTTATAGAACCATTAGCTGACTCCATATACTGACCTTTCTCTACATGTTGGATAGCATCTTCATATAATCTTTTAGCTTCATCAATTACGTCTTTATTGTACTGATTTTCTTCAGCCTCATACTCTTTAGTTAATTTATCAATATTGTTGATAATTTCATTGTATTCAGTTTGCCATTTATTTTTATTCTTAACCTCCCCACTATTCATAGCAGTCTCTGCATCTATTTTCTTTTGGGTTTCAGCAGTTAATTTATCTTTTAAACCTTGCAAATCTATTGCTCTTTGTCTAAAACCTGTTCCAGCATTGATATCAGCAGCTGTATCAGAATAACCATTCTTAACCCATGTTTGGAACCCATCAATAGCATTTTTTATTTGCTCTGGAGATAAGTCTTTAACCCATTGTGCATTTGCTATTGGCTTATCTTCTTTAACTAATACTCTTAGTCCAGGTATTTTAGATATTATTCTATCTTTAACTTTCTTAGATACAGGTACATTAGGGGTTGTATATTTATCATATAATCTAGCTACATAAGTACCTAGGTTTTTTTGATACTCAGATAACTCAGCAGCACTTAACCAACCTGTGCCCATAATGAACTCAGATGCGTTATCTATATTAGACCTCATTAAATCTACAGTAGTTTTTAATTTAGGGCTAAGTAAATCAAATGCAGCTCTATCACCTTTCAATGCATTATCAATAACTTTAGATAAACCTTCAGCTGTACCCATAGGGTCTGGTTCAGTTTTACCTTGGTTTAATTCACCAATGTATTCTGACATTTCATTCTTTAAAGTATTCAATAATTCAATATCGGTTCTCTCATAGTATGCTTTCATACCTTGAGCCTTTTCCAACTCAGACAATGCTGACATTGGTAATTTTCTATCAGCAGGTAATAACCAATTTTTTAAATTGATTTGTCTCTTAGCTAATTTCTTTTCGTCAGTTCTAATATTAACAACATCTCCAACAACATCTTCTTCTCTATCAGATATCTTCTTTAAAGGTTTCTCAGAAGAAGGCAATGCTTCAATGTCACCAGAACCTTTATAAACTTTACCTTGATTTTCAGAAATTGCTTGCTGTTTTTTAACAAGCTCATTAATTTCATTTCTGATGGCTTTTTTATTTTCAGGGGAAAGGTCCTCTACGTTTAATAAATCTTGAAGCTCAACAATTTTATCAATAATTTGTTCCTCTTCACTCTTTATTCCACTATCAATATTTTCTGTTTCATATGCTGCTTTAGCTTTTGCAAACGGAATTTTTTCAGCGGTAGTAGGCTTAACCTCGTTTGTTAATCTTGATTTGATTTGTTTGCCTGAAACGTCTTTACCGCTTGATTTAGACAAGCCATCACCTAACTCTTTAAATGCGTCTCCAACTAAACCAGAAGGCATACTACCTCTTCTTGTGCTTAATGTACCAATAGAATTAGAACCAGCAAATTCAGCTGGTACTCTAAGGTTACCTACCATTATATCACCTAATATTTGTTCAGTTAATGAACTAACATCTTGAGGTGTTAAGTTGTTCATGCTTAACCCTTCGTTCTCTGCATATTCTTGTAGTAACCCTGATTGTTCAAACAAATCTTCAGCTTTCTTTAATATAGCCTTACCTTTATTTGATTGATTTAATATATCAATTACATCAGTAGAATATATAGGTTCAGGTTTAGTTTCTTTTTTAGCTGCACCTCTACCTTGTTGTGGTGACTTGTTTTGGTTTCGTTGTTGTTCTGCAGCTATTTGTGCAGGTGTTTTATCTTCAATAAGTTTAGTAGTCGCCATTCTAGCTTTACCACTCTTAGTTCTAATACCTCCAGATACTTCATCAGCCAATTTAGAAGTAAAATCTTTTAAAGATAAATTACTTACTTGATTGTATGTTAATCCTTTAAATCCTTTCTTATCAACAAAGCTTTCAATCATAGTAGTATACCATTTTGAAAACTCATTATTTGATTTTGTTTTAAACGCCTTTTCTGTCTCTCTTGAAAGTATTTCGCTTGCTAAATTGTTTTCTCCTTCTATACCACTACCTAATGTAATATCAAAATACTCATAAAGATAGTTATCAGCTTTGCTTAATACAACTTGATTTTTTGCTTGCTCCATTGCAAGAGTCTTAGCTTCAGCATCTGATTTTTTCTCAAATTGATATTTAGCCCTAAGCATATCATAAGCTTGTTTATACTTGATATACTTGTTATATTGAGATGATGCTTTTGCAATATTAATACCAGCCTGAAATATTCTTGGGCTTCTTTTCTCTATGAACTTAAACCATATATGGGTTGACTCATGGAGAGGTGCGTCTAATGATGCTTGAGACGCATTGATATACATAGTTTTGGTATTAGGGTCGTAGAAAGCCTCATCATATTCAGAAGCTTCAACCCCATCATAGTATTCTTTATGGACTTCATTAAATGTCTTAGCGTCAGCAACAACTACCTTAACACCTGGTGCAGTCTTATTGTTTTCTCTGTAGATGTCATTGACGTCATTAGCAAATTTCTTAACCCCTGTTTCGTCAAAGCTTCCTTTAGAACCCTTGATAGACTCAGTAGTAACTACATTACCATCTTTATCAGTAGTAACAACGCCATAGTTTTCTCCAGCTATAGCATTGTCAATGTCTTTAAATATAGTAGGTGAAGATAAAGAACCTTCAAATGTTTTGCTATCAACAGAAATAAGACCTCTTTCCTTTAAAGAAGCAAGGTCTTTTTCTGATAATTTTTTAATTAGGTCGGCATAAGAATACGTTTGCCCTTTGTATGTATAGATACAATCCATTACTTAAAGTGTTTGTTTTCGAAGTAGAATAATTGGAATTTGTCAGTAGCGTCTATCAATTCTAATTTATTTAAGAAATCGCTATACAAAGCTACGCTATCTTTTTGAATTGTCCTAAACTGTTGTAACAAATCAAAAGCGCATAGGTCTCCAATTTTAAAGACTGCTTTGCTAGAGTCTTCGTAATCTTCATAAAGTTTATACTCCATTTCGTATGCTTGCTCAAGAATATCTACTAAGCCATCAAACTCCAAAGGAGGCTGCTCAATAGCATCTAATTCAGGGATAACATTCCAATCACGGATAAACTTTTCAAGTATCTCAGAGTGTTCTAATTCTTCTTTAGACTCGTGTTGGAAGAACGCTCCTGCTTTCATATATCCTTTCTCAAAACACCAGTTAGCTGCTGCTTTATAGAAATAAAAAGCTTTATGTTCATCACATATTCTTGGGGTTAATTCTGCTACTACTTCTTTAGGTAGTTGTACTGGTTTTATCATTTTATATAGTTTTTATTATAAACAATCTTTTCCTTTAGATTCAAGCAACTTAAGTCTACGTAGTTGGTCAAATAAGTCTTTAACGTCTTTCATATTCTCTGGTCTTGTAAACTCAGCTTCTTTAGCTTTCTGGGTGTACTCTGGTTTAGCTGCTTCAGTTTCTGTAGTTTGCTCTTCCATATCACTTTCAAATTCAAATGGCTGTTCTTCTGTAGCAACAGTAATCTCATCAGGGATAATAGCTGTTTTACCACCTATCTCTAAAATGTCCCCACTCTTAATAATTACATTACCTGAGTCAGTCTTAACTATCAAGTCACCATTAGCCATTTCATTTATTACTTGGCCTTTTACTTCTGCACCTGTAGCGTCCTTACCTAATACGTTAGCCCCAACTATAGTTTCTTTTTGTGGCTCTTCAGTTTTAACTTCTTCTACAACTTCTACCGCAGCAACAGGTTTACCTTCTACTTGACCTACAACTTCAAATCCTTCTTCAGTTCTAGCTTCTTTCTCTGCTTGTTGTTTCTTAGCTTCTTTTACTATCTCTGCTCTTCTATCTATCTCTGCTTTGTTTCTATTATAGTAATCTTGTTCAGCTTTATTTTTAGCAAATGCTAACTTACCTTTACTTGCTACTCTTTCAGCAAATTGGTTAAGCTTCATTTCTTTATTGCTATTTCTTTTTTCTTCTCTTAACTTTTTTTCTTCAGCTGCTTTTGCCTCAGCTTGTCTTTTTGTTTCAATGTCAGCAAAGGTAATAACGTCATCTTTTAACATACCTTTTCTTTCCATTATCTTTAATGCACCATTAATGTATCCTTCAACTCTTCCTTGGTCATTATAACTAGGTAATAACCCATTATGAAGTGCGCTAGCTAAATCTTCTTTAGGTACGCCCATTTTTCTCAAGAAGTCTACAGCAGCTTTAAAAGCTTCAAACTCTGGGTTCTTCCCATATACCTTTCTGCCATTAGCATCTACAGTAGAGTTTAGGGTTTTAACAAAATCATTTAAAGCTTTTACTTTCTCTGACTCTGGTAGTGTATTATAATATTCTAAAAACGTCTTAATCTTTTCAGCAGCTGTTACTGTAGTATTAGTAGCCTCATCAATAAAAGCACCTTCTACATTGCCATCTAATACGTCAGTAGCATCAACGTCTTCATCGTTATCAGCAATCTTTGTTTTAGTATCTTGGAATACTTTACTTGTAGCCTGTTTAATGTTCATGTCAACAGGTATTTCCTCTACGCCTAATTGAGTAGCAGCTTCAGGAGTACCAGGAACTTTTATGTTATCCCAGTATTGTCTTTGCACTTCAGGGTCTGAGTCATGCATATCCGATACATTCTTAGCTGCTTCAGCAAATGTAATAGGTCTTAATACTTCAAAAGAATTATCTACGTTACCTAATCTACCTCTTCTTGCTTCAACGATAGCTTGAGCAACTCTCTTACGGCCATCAATTATATTGCCATTCTCATCTAAAACAATTGGCATTGTTGTTTCTTCTCCAGTAACCTTTAAACTTCCAGACTCTATATCTTTGATATGTTTCTTAACAATAGGGTCGTTTTCAAATCTTAATGGGTTAGCAACTTCGGAGAAAAACCCTAATGGAATTTCAGCCATAGACCTAACTTGGAAAGGTTTTAATCTTCCGTCAGGTGAAGCATCAGAAGCCTTTTGTACAACTTCATTAGAAGTAACTAATCTACCTCTAAATGCATTGCCATCTTGTATCTTTTTAATATCTCGAGATACAGTATTTATTTGATTAGAAATTGCCTCCATCTTATCGGCAGCTTCTGTATTTCTTACAGGTATAATGTTCTCTGCACTTACAGGTGCATCAATACCAGATACTTTAAATTGGATATTACCATCAGGTCCTTCATTAATAGACTCAACAGTAGCATTGCTTGTAATAACTTTTCCGTTGTTGTCTCTTACTTGAACTTCTTCTCCTTCTGATAAGCTTGTAGACATTTGCTTAGCAGCTTGGTTTCTTTTGTTGATTAAGTCTTCTCTTTCTGCTGAAGCAAACACATAGTTACCAAAATACTTTTTATTAAATCTAGGGTTGTTTTCCATAGATACCATAGCATCTGTAACATATGGTTGTATTTTGTTTAATAATGAAATTGCTTTTCTTCCTTGTTCTGGCGATACAACTCCACTATTTATCTCTCTTGATATTTGCGTTACACTATTGGCAAAGTTCTTAGGAGAAGCCATATCAGCAACAGTATTTGTATAGTAACTGTTGTTGTTTTTGAACATTCTACCAGCACCTTTATAATCCATTAACCCATGGAGTGCGGCCATAGACAAGAAGCTTTTACCATACTCTTTCATTGCTTCTTTTGATAAGTACTCTTCTGGCTCTAATTGTATATCAGCAGCTTGAAAAGGTATATCCAAATCACCTACTTTATAAGTACCATCTTCAAATACGCCTGTAATCTTTTCTTTTACAACTTGGTTATTAGGTAACTTGGCAGTTACTAAATCACCTTGCATAGGTATTCTATTTTCAGCGTACAAGTCTTTTGCTACTTTCTCCCCTACGGTTGCTAATGCACCTGAAGTACCACTCATTGCAGCTCCTGTACCAAAATTTAACATTTGTCTAGTTGTAGACAAGTTCTTAGGGTTAAGTATAAACTTAGATAATGTATTCTTGTATGGGTTTAAATTAAGGAAAGACCCAGGAAGAGAAAAGGCAAATGTTGTTGCCAAACCATTAGCTGTAGCAAACTTATGAGCATCTTCTTCAGATAGCCCCATCTTATCAGCTTGTTCTAAAGACTCACCTTTTGTTAGGTAGAATACTTTAGGAAACTGATTCATAAAATTGCTAGTTAAATTAATACCCCATCTTCCTAATTTGCTAGTAGCTATATCAGCAGTTAAAGCACCGATACCCTCAACAGGAATAGTGTATGGGGCAATAGTAGATGCAATCCCTGTTATGCCTTGAGCAAAACCTTTAGGGCTAACACTACCAGTCTTCTCATCAATAATAGGTACTTGTTCAACGTCTTTAATAAACTCTTGCTTAACTCTCTCTGCTGGCTTAGTAAATATACCTTTCTCTGCTTTGTTTATCTTGCTAACAGCTTCTTGTACATCGTAGTCTTCTAATGACTCTTGATTTTTTTGTAATTCAGCTTTTGCTCTACCAACATCAGATAGAAAAGAACCAATACCTTGCCAAACTTTACCTGCTGTTTTAACTAAGAAATCACCAGCGTATTTGGTAAATGGGTCATATTGTTCTTGTTTATTGGCTTCTGCAATCTCAGGCTCAAATTTAAACTCTCTTTGAGGGCTATAATCTACCTCTTCAACTGGACCAACAAATCTTTTCTTTTTCTCTGCAGTAACTTTAACTTCTGGTGCTGTATACTCTATAGGTTGATTTAATGAAGATATAGGCATACCAGAAAGATGCATTAAAGCATTATGGTATTGTGGGCTTGCTTGGGTTTTTAAATCTGTCCAAGATGAATTAATTAATTTAGAGGAACTTTTATCTAACTCGCCTTTCTTCCAACCCATGTAGTCTTTTGCAAGAGCGTCCATTCTATTGTTAAAATCAGGACTCTCGTAATCTAACTTACCATATTGGTCAATATATGCTTGGTTAATTAAATCTTGGTCATCGTCATTTAATACAACGCCATTAATAACTATTTTATCTTGCATTAAAGTGATTTTTATTTTTTAACTTTTGCTTTTGCTTTTGCTTCTTCAGCATCTTTTTGTTTTTTTGCCCAGTTTACACCAGAAGGTGCAGCAGTAGTAACACTTGCAGCTGTTGTAGTAACAGGGGCAGTAGAACCAGCTTTAACATCTCTACTTGTTTTCTCCATTGTTCTAGTATCTGTTCTGCCACTTGTAGAAGGGAAATTAAAATACCAATCTACACTTGGAACTTTATAGAAGTGTCCTTTCTTCCAACCCTTTCTATCAGCTTCTTTAGATAATGCTGTTTGTACAGAGTTAGCACCTTTAGTTTCTTCAACTGAGAAGTAATCTTGGCCAGTAGTTTCATCTTTCCATATTTTGAAAGAAATGTTACTTGCGTCTTTTAATAAGTCTGAACCAGATTTAGAAGTTATATCATGAAGTTTACCCATGTCAACCCCAGAAGGTAGGTTTTGTTCTGAGTAGTTTGCTTTACTTGGAGTAGGGTAATTACCTATTTGCGGGTATGATTTACCATATAAAGACATCAAATAGTCTAAGCTATCTTTTGTTTTATCTTCTTTATCACCTCTAGCTCTAGCTGTCATTCTATCAAACAACTCTTTATCATTAGGGTCAACTCTTGTTTCTTCTTTGAAAGGTTTAGGTAGCTTTTTAGAAAAGTCAGCTATAACGTAATCATTAAATTGATTTTTGTCTAAGTTTGTAAAAGCTTCTTGACCTTCAGGTGTGTCTTTCAACATTCTTGCATGGTGTTGAATTGCCATTCTGGAAATAGGTTCTTTGGTTAGTAATTGTTTCATATTTTCAGAAGCAACAGTATATTCACCACCATCTTTACCTTTAATAGAAACAACGTCTAATACAGGGTCTTTCTGTCCCTCAACTACTTTATAATAAGAAGGCATCTTATAAATATCATTCATAAGAATACCATTTTGTCTATACTTTACAGGGATAGGTTGAACCATATCTGGCTTAAACTTAGTAATAACCAGGTTTTCAGTTCTAGTAGGGTCGTAAAAGTCAGCAGCATATTCAGCTGAGTCAGCACCACTATCTATTGGTTTTTTATTTTTAAAGTCATAGTGACCTGATAATATTGCATCTAACGTGGCATCTTCTGCATTTAAAGAACCTGTAACTTTATTGTTAGCGTCAAATGCCAACCCGTCAATGATTGCATTTCTTACAGCAGGAACATTCAAAGCCCCTCCTAATTCTTGGTTCTTTTTAGCAATATACTCGTCAACTTTTTTTAACCCAGATGCAACACTTTCTTCTTGGCTTTTTAAAGCTGTAAGTTTTGGGATAACTTGTTGTTTCCAAAGAGGTAAGTTATCTTTATATAATTGAGCATTTTCTGCGTTAAAAGCATCTTGGTATATCTCCATGCTTTTTTGGTTATACAACTCATCTAACTTAGTACCAGTAGCTAAATTAGCGTTTCTTTGAGCAGTCAATACATCATTTAAAGCTGCGTTTCTTTCAGCTCTTTCCTTTCTTTCAGCGTCTAATTGTTGTTTAGCATAAGCTCTTTCTAATTGAGTTTGCTTAGCTTCTTGGTTAGCTCTTTGTTGAAAGACCTCATATATATCACCTTGAGCACCTGCAAAAGCTTTTGCTATTTGTTCTGGAGTAAATGCCATAATTCGTTATTATGTTATATAATACGTTTAAAAGTCTTCTAAAATACCCTTAATTTCCTTGATTTTGGTTATTTTCATCTTAACCTTATGGAAGTTATCAAAGTACTTTTTAGACTTTCTTTCATAGATTAGGGCTATAATCCTAGCTTTATTATGGTCGCTATTTAATAGCTCTTCGTCCATAACCATCTTTTCAAAGGTCTTTTTCTCCTTGTTGGGTAGCTCGCAAGCTACATCTACCATATATACTTTTCCCATTATAGTTCAGTTATTATTATTTCCATTGAGTCAATTTTGTTTTTGTGGACTATAGCTTCAATAGATACCGACTTGACAAACTTTACGGTGTCATCTTCCAGCTTCCAACCTTTCAATACGTCCATTATAATTTTAAACCAAATGGTCTTATTATCAATGTCATATGCAGTTCTGTTACAGTAATACTTCAAGTGGATTGCAACAGGAGGGTTAAGCAAAACTAGTGAAGCCAAATAGGGTTCAATAATCTTTTTCATCTCATTAACAAGTTTAGTCCTGACCGTGTGGTGAGGACTAGAGAACAGCGTGTTCCAACTAATGTACGCAACCTTGCGTTTAGACTGTTGAACTTTGTTTGGCAGTTCGTGAATGAATATTTTATGGATTCTTTTCTTTTCCACTATCATCAATTTCTTTTTGTAGCTTTTGTATATACAGCGTTGCGTCCATCAGCTCTTGCTTAAGGTGCTCCAACCACTCATGCAAAGATAAGTCATTTCTATCAAGCGTGGTATTATATTTTTTAATACCTAGTTGAGAGCGTTGGAAGTATTGCTCAATTACTGATTGGACTATAGTGTCCTCCTGTATATCCAGGTTGTCGTTAGTTGTTGTCTGTGTCCACATAGTTAATTATTAAATCTTTCTTCATAATATTTATCAAAGCTTTGATTTTTAGGCTCACTTATTGAAATTATATAAGCTGCTGCTTTATGCCACCAATCTTCTGCTGTCTCATTATGCTGTTCCTTTTCTTTCTCTTTAGCCTTCTCTAATATAGTGTGCCAAGTTAGCTTATCCTTTGGTTCTTCCCAAAGCTTTTCAAATAAGTATTCTACTGCTGTTTGTTGTTTCATATGTTAATATCTTGTGATTTATTTTTGGAAAATTTCATGCACTATAACCACCCATCATCACTACTACCTTTCTTTCCCTTAACCTCTACAGTCCTTGGGTCGGTATCGCTCTCTGTCATAAGCAAAGTCTTTTGGTCAAAGTCATATACCACATTGGTATAGTTACCAGACCCACGCTTATTGTAGCATCTAATATAACCTTGGTCTTTACTATACTCTGTCAAGTTATCTAATGTCTTCTCTTGGTCTACAATTTGGGATAAATAAATAGCACAATCACTATTGTCAATTACTTTCTCGCTACCTCTAATCTTATTGCGCAAGTCACGAGCATCTAACGCCTCACCTCTTGACGCATGAACGATAAGAAAGACAGCTATGTTGAACTCAATAGCTAACTCCTTAAGTTCCTTGGTATGTTTGTTTGCTGCTGCTAATTCGCTCTCACCACCATTCATCATAGACAACCCATCAACTACCAATAAGTCTACACGACCTAAACGCTCACGAGTATCTATCAATGCTTGTCGGTAATGGCTACTATCCATAGAGCCATCGGAAGATACCATAAGGCGACTACCATACATCTCTACAATGTTCTTCTGAATGAACTCGCGTGCTGCTTGTTTCTCTGCTTGGTAAGCTTTTCTTACTGCCTCACTAACCGAGCCTTGGTAATCTTTATTATTAAATGATTGGGATATAGTTCTGTCTAATACGGTAGATGAACTCATCTCCATAGAACTATATAGACCTACTTGCTTGCCTTCTCTAATGTTCTGTAACAATACTTGCTGACAGAATAAAGACTTCTTAGAACCTGCGTAACCTGCTACAACGATTAGCTTACCACGAAGCTTTCCTTTCATATCCTCGTCAATACGCTTGAACCCTGTCCATATAGGGTTGGTCTCATCAAGTTGTTCTTGTTCCCATTCAGGTAATAAATCACTAAGTGGTTTGAACATAGCCTTCTTGCTTGAGCCTTTACGTCTTAGCTTCTCTTGGGCATGACGCATAATCAACTGCATCTCTGCATCAGGGATAGGGTTGCCAGATAATTGATTAGCGTTCTGTACGATTTGGTACACAGCATCAGGATATAAACCTTTCTCCAACAACATAGTCGCTTGAGCAAAGTATTTGGTATTACGTCCACCTTCTGTTGCAGGGGCAAAGAAGCTATCCATATTCTCTACGCCTAAATCTACAACAGCATCACGTTGAGCAACTGACTCCCATAGGTCAGCTAACTTTTGATTGAACTTAGGGTTGTAGGTCTTAGATAGTTTCCAATCGGTGCGTGGTACTTTAGCCAATTCTCTAACGCCAGTATCACCAAGTTCCATAACCTCATCGTAACCTATTGGTATCTTGAATAACCCTGACTTCATGTTCTTAGAGTTAACCAATCTGAAGATACGCGTAGCATCATAGATAGCCGTATCAATGTCAGCTACTTGGCTACCTACTTTAATCTTCATTACGAAGTCCTTAACGAATTGGTTAAGTACCTCTGAACCTTTAATCTCCCCTAACATAATTTCTGGTATCTCTACGTGGTAACCCTTGTTGCCACTAAAGTATATCTTTAAATCATCAGGGTGGATTTTGTATTCAGAGTTAAGGTAACGGATAAGTTTGATTAAGCTATTCCGTGCTTCAGCGCCATTAGTGGCATTGTCGATGTCCAGGTATATGCTATTGGTGTAAAGTTTCCCATTGAATCCACTAACACCACCTTGTAGGTGAACGTACTCGTGGATATCTGCACTATATTGAAAAAGACTTTGATAGGCTTCGTAGTCTCTAGGCTCATAGGTAATTTCGTTTATTGGAACGATTGTGTTCCTATTGTGAAGTGATTTTAATACTAATTCTTTATACATGGTACAGATTTAAAAGGGGACGAATGTCCCCCTTGATTTGAGTTGTGTTGTTGTAAATCCTATTTCTTTTGACCTTTTAAAAGTTCCTCTGCGTAATCTTCTAATACTACTCTGTTGGCCTCAGATAAAGTAAGATAGATGTTAGCTATAGAGTCTACGGCTGGTGCGTTGTCCATATCTTTAACGTAAGCATCTCTTACGCTAGGTGATACCACCATGCCCATGTCTCTGAGTACTGCTTTTAACTTATTGCTATTGGTTTTGATGAAGTGTTTATCATCAAACTTAACACCGCTTTCTACAATAAAGAAGTCAAAGTATTCACTTGCTAGTTTAGTATATATCAAAGCGCGTGCCAAAGCCGATACGGCTGACTTATTTTCAGACATTATAATTTAAGTTTAAGTTTTAACATTAGTTCTCTTATCTCTCTTTTGAGGTCTTGCTCTATCTTAGCGTGGCGTTCTAGCTGTTTGCATATTTCTTCTATGCGTCTAGCTGTGTCATTAATTGAGGTCATGGTCTTTAATTATTAGTTCTATAATATTGTTATAATCATCTGCAATTTTGTCTTCGTACTTAATCCTATCACTTATAATTCTTATGCCATGAAGGGCAGTAGTATGGTCTTGGGTTGCAGGTTTGTAATAGTCAGCACACTCTTTAAGGGACATCGATGTATAACTATGGAGAATTTTAAAAGCCATTTGTCTAGCTATTACATGGGTTTGTCTTCTAGTCTTTTCTCTCAAATCAATACCACCGTAATACTTACTGATAGATTTTGTTACTGTTTCTGCATCAAGCGACTTTCTTTTAGTAAAGTATGGTCTATGACATTCAGTACAAATATAAACCTTTGGGTCTTCTTTAAACGACTCTAATATTTCTTCCATTGTTATTTCTTTTTAGTTAAATCAAAATAGTAATCTGTATGGGATATCTCCCCACTATACTTAGGGATAATCTGGATAGAGAACCCACAATACCCATCTCCAAAATTATGCTGAACCCAAGCAGAGGGGGGAGCAAAACTCATGAAGTTTCTATAATCAAACTTCTTAGTTCTATCATATCCTATCCTATGTAGGTCGCCTTTCTCAAGATGAATGAACTTGTTATCTATACCGAAGTGGTCAATGTATTCGTTAATGAACGCTACGGTCTTATCATTCAATTGATATGGCAATCCTTTGAACATGTACTTATTGTCCTTACCATGGGTAATAATAAATGCATGGTCGCCATAGGTGAAGTGACTCATGAACTTCTCAAGGATATAGAAATCAACTACCGACTCTTCATATACTCGGTCAAGTATCATCTTGATAGCCATATTAGATATAGAAGCAAAGCTACCAGCGTGGTTATCGTTGCATACGTTTCTAATTAGGAACTTGTTAGCAACGCCTTCATCTATACATCTTTCTATTAAAGAAAGCTTAGCAGACACGAAGGTTTCAAACGCTTCAGTAGAACTCATGTTCTGTTCTAAGTCATGACCACCTCGAGTTGTCTTGCCCTCGTAACCATCTAGCCCATCACCTAAGTCATCAATTATCAACAAATCAAAAGTGCCGTTGCTGTTGTAATGATGAAGTATTCGACTATAGACATAGTCAATGTTGTGGTAGAATATATCTCTGTTGTAAGAGTATTCAAACATACCACCATTCTTAGGGTTAGGTTCAAGACCTACGTGCATATCACTAAGGGTTACCTTAATGGCTACAGGTGTGTCAAGTTGTTTGATTACTTTGGGTTTGCGTATACCACCTTTAAGGTAGGTCTCACAAATCTTTTCTATGGATTGCAAGAATGAAGTAGCCCTATCGTATGGGTTAAGAGCATTGATAGAAAAGTGTTCACCTTTATACCAATAATGCTTAACCGATGTTATAGGTATACCTACTGCATCACACTCTTGTTCGATAGCTAATTTTATATCTTGTTCTTTCATGGTCTGGGTTAGTGGTCCAACAAGCTCCCACACTTAAGCGAGAGCCGTGGACCGATTAGTTAAAATGGTAAGTCATCGCTTACAGCAGGCTTAGCCGATGTAGTAGATGCTTCTCTTGGTTCGCTAATTTGGATTGATAAGAATGTAGAGCCAGACTTGGATTGTTTTTTCCAACCTGCCATTTGCATTTTCTTTCCATTGATAAGAACATTACCATTGTAGTCAGGTTGTTTGTCTGACGTTTTCTTTTCGTTGATGAATAAAGACCCTTGTCCTTCTCTCATCTCATACGTTGTACTCATATTATATACTCGGTTAACCCATACTCCGAAAGGTTTTAGTGCCAAGACAGGGATCGAACCTGCGTCTCCCACCTACAATGGTGGAGTGTTACCATTACACTACTTGGCTGAAGTGGCGAACAATTTGCGGTTGTTCATTTCTACTTCTGAATGTGCTGATTAAGTTAACATCACAGCAGGAATTTCATTTTCGTCTATTACCACTTTGTAGTCAGGACAGGATTCGAACCTGTATGGTCTCAAGAGTTGACATTGCTTGGTGCACCAAGGAGACCTTCGGCATTTGCTCTAGTAGCGTCTACCAATTCCGCCACCTGACTATTTTTTATAATGTTCCTTTTATAATTAAACTTAATGTGAATATTCCTATTATTCCACCAATAAAGAAACCTAATATAAATCCATTCCAATATTTTTCGTTTTTCATAATTTTTATTTTAGTAGTCAGGACAGGACTCGAACCTATAAATTTTAATGGATTTACTGCCCATTAATGCGGCTACCAATCCCGCCACCTGACTATTTGCAACTTTTATCTATACACCTTTGAGTTGCCAACAAAGCCTACCAACGATTAGGAGCGAGCAGTTCTTATGGTATGCCACGCCTGTGCTTCGAGTTCCCTTGTACTTCGGGCTGTTATTCTTCAATTTGTTTTGATGCCCATGCAGGTAATCCGATTGATTGGATATCCCAACCTTTATCCCATAAGCCTTCTTTTTTTACGTGGTGATAAATTGTTAATGCAACATCCAATAACTTCTGACCATACAAGTGGTAATCCTTATCAGCTTTTATAAAATAGCTTCTATAAGGTGCTACCGTTTGGATAATCAAGTAAGTAGTATTAGGATAGTAATCTAACCCAAACTCTTTCTTAGCAAGTACGCTATAGATAGCAGCCTGCATAGGATACTTAAGGTTAAAGAAAGAAGCAATCAACTTATCAGCAGATGACTCGCTTGTAGTTTTAACCTCTATAACACCTTCGTTATAGCAATCTATGATACCCTTGAAAGGCACGTTAGCTATGGGTTGATTAATAACAAACTCAGTCTTGCCAGCGTTAATGATATCCATAACGTGGTCAGGGATATACTTAATACAACGCTCAGCTTTATCTACTTCTTTATCCTTAACAATAATCTTTCCTTTGTTCTCTTGAAAGAAATGTTCTTTCTTTTCTAACTCAGGTTTAGTTCTACCAAAGTCAGGTTGAATAACAAACTTAGTACCGAACTCATGTGGCTCTAACACTAATGTATGGATAAGAGTACCTAATCTCATAGCCTCGGTAGGCTCATCAGGTTCGTACATTAGTTTGTTTGTTATCTCCCATTGGAATTTAGCAGGGGAGTCTAATAAGTTTTTAGCGGTCGAGAAGGAAAGGCGGAACTCAGGTGAGTTCAACCAGTCCATAAATAATTGATTTGCCATTAGAATGAAAGGTCTTTTTTAGGGTTAAAACTTGCTTGACGTGGTGCAGATGTTTGTTCGCCAGATGCGTCAGTATCTTTATCGGTAACTAACCCAAGTGCTGATGACAATGCATATCTACGAATGTAGGTAATAGCAGAGCCTAATACTTGGAAGTCATTCATACCTTTAAGCTGAACGCCTTGAGGAATAGTTGCAGTTGAACTAATAGCTTCACCACTCTCGCAATGGAAGATAGTAGTTTGCAATCCGATGTCTGTCATCATCTGCGTAAACCCTAACCCATGCTTTTTCATTAATGGGTTGATGATTGAGAAAATTGCAGGTAGGTCAGCGTAGCTGTAACCATAACCTTGAGTCGCCTTGTGAATCACAGGGACTTCTTGTTGGAATGCCGCAAGGGCCTTGTACAGATTTGTCATTGTGTTGTTGTTTTAGTTGTTATAAATTGAGAGGTAGAATAGCTTCGCTCTATTGGGTTGTGAGCCCACACTCGTAGTGACTACCTCGCCTTTACCAAAGCAAAGGTAGTATTTTAAATTAACATTTCCAAATTTATTTGTGAATTATTTTAAAGATTTTTTTAAGTGGGCTATAGTTTCTTTTACAAACTTGTTGCCACTTGACGTAGATACTTTGTGTTTACTACACATATCATCAAACGTCTGTTCTATCAGGTTATACTTAGATAGTAATAAGTCTTTTGCCTTTTCATTAAGGGTATTGATATGCTCAAATGTAATAGCGTATTCTGTTACGCTATACATCTCATAAGAGTATATACCACCATCGGATACAAAGTCTATCTCGTCGTGGTTATTTGTTGATACGATTGCAGTTGTCGCAGATAGTGCACCGAGTGCTGCTGCCATTTCCATAGTTACGTTTTGTTTTAATACAACATCTAAAGGTATCATTCTTTCGTCCAACTCCATTACAGCTACTGCTGTGTCCATCATCTTCTTAAGTTTTTGTGATGCTCTTAACGGTGAGTAGGTAATCTTTACTATACATTTATTCTTTTCTATAAAGTCTATTATGTATTTCCTGCTATAGAAGAAGCAATAAGATGATAGCTTAGCCTTTCCAAACTCTGAATACTTCTCATTGTTATACTTGTCTATCCCTAACATGAAACCCATAACGGCTTCTTGTAATAAGTCACTTACTAAAAACCCAGGTTGCCAATACTTAATAGCAACATATAGCATTAGCTTCATGTAACCCTCAACAATCTTATCTCTATACTTTAACTCACCTGTTGACTTATAAAGTTTGAATAGCTCCATAGCTTCTTCATTCTTCATTTGGGCTGCCTTTCTTTTAAAGATAGGGTCATTAAGTAGTATTGACAACGAGTAATCATTGTCAAAGTCTACGTTAGTAGGGTTTACAGATATTGATTTGAAGCTATTGCCCACGATATATTGTTTTAATTGGTCCTGCTAGGTAATCTTCCCATATAGCACACATATATTCGTATGGTATATTAGTAGATATAGTTTCCCAAGGACCACTATCTAATACTATTGAAGCTTTACCATGGGTGATTTCAGATTCTAATGAGCCAGTTGGTTTGATAGCTATGATAGATTCCATTTTGATTGCCATATCCATCCAGCATTTACTATCTAACCCTTCTATACCTTCTAGCCCTAAGTCAGGGGTAGACTCATCATTACATTCTACTTCAAAGTATAGAATGCCACCCAAAACAATTCTATAATTGTCAGGGTTCATACTAAAGCGTACGTACTCTTTCTTTCTTTGAGGTCTACTGCCCATAGTTTTAAAGTTTATAACAAAGATATGCACATTGTTTAACCATTAGGTTAATACTTATCCACAACCTTCTTCAAACTTAACGTCACTAATTACTTGGATTTCGACAATGATTGTATTTTTCATGTCAATATTATAATACGTTAATTATCTGATAGTTAATAGGGACGAAAGGTTTGGCTCATCACCAAACTCTTTCTTCCATAAGTTTTTAATTTCTTGGTATCTTGTATTTGTGTGAATATCTTTTAGTAATTCTAATAATTTATCATTCATTTGTGCTTCTCTTATTATCTTTCCTGACTCATCAACAATGACTATCTTGTTAATTACAATCTTGTTGTCTATTATTTCTGCGTCGTGTATCTTAACGTATAGTTCCATAGTTAAAATTTAGTGTCCCATATTTGAAAAATTCTAAATAAAGCAAATGCAAAACCTCCAAATCCTGATATAAAATAAAATCCAATAGGTTCGATACCTGTATGTTTGTAGTACCAATGTCCAAATATAGGTACAATAAGTGATGCTATTATTGAGAATAATAAAACTAAAAATGTTTGTGTTATTTTTTTCATAATTAGAATTTACTTTCGTTATCAAACCATCTTGGTACAATCTTATCGTACCATCTACCCTTTCTTACTACATTAGACTCATCTTCTTTGCCTTCGTAGTGTTCTTTGGCTATCTTACAGATGTTATCTGTTATTCTATGGGTTACCTCAGGGTTAGATATATTAGCCATTTTGAGTAGGTGTTCTACTTCCCAGTATATTAGTTGTCTCATATTAATTAGGGTTTACGTTAGGTCCTTCAACCTCTCCTTTAATAATGTCTTGTATCATCTCTCCTATATCTATAGCCCCATCTTGAAACCCTGCTTTGTAGCATAGTTCAATAAGACTATTTATAGTATCATGCTTTATAAGTTCATAGATATCAGTAGGTACTCTCTCATATAGCTCCTCTTTGAAGTCAGATAATTTCTGAAGCATAATGTTTTCTGCATCAATCTCAAATACTTTTCTTTTCTTTGCCATTTGTTTAGTTTTAAAGTTTATTAATATTCATTCTTGTTTCTACTTCTAATTGTTTTCTGTTGTCATAGTTCTTACCCCTATATTTAGGGTTAGTTTCTTTTAACTTACGAGCAGCCCTTGTTATACTATCAGACGATGCTAACAACCCATTGCTATACATAGTTAAGAAGTTCTCAAAGGTTACATCACCTTGTGTTGTAGCCCTTACTTGTTTGTGCCATACAACAGCAGATAGATAGTTATCACTCTCTCTTGCTTGAGGATAATCATTTAGGATATCTTGTACGAAATCCTTTACTGCTTTGATTTTAGTTATTGGGTTAGCCATTTTCATATTTGTTTAATGCTATCTCTAAGTTAGCCTCGTTAACAATCTTATTATAAAACCCTGACCAGAATGAGTAACCCATAATAGAATCTGACCAATCAAAGATGCCTAAGAAGTGTTCAAATTCATCGTAATCAGAAGTAAGATACGATATAGGGTTATCTAATTCAGCTACCTCTCGTAGCCAATGTTGTTGCATATTGCTTGATAATTGACTTAAGTAATTTATCCCTGTCATAGTTTATTTGTTTTTAAAACATTCATCAATAAATGAGTTAAGAATTTCATTGTCAATTTCATCTTGTTCTTTATCAGTATAAAGCCACCAAAAAATACACAACATCAAAGGTAAAGTTAGAAGCATTACAGCTGCAAAAATTATTATTTCTGTCATAGTTAAAAGTTAATGAGAAATATATATTGCTTCTATTTGAAATGTACCCTCTTGACCATCAATAAATCTTTCTGCATCTTCAATAGTATCAAATTCAGCATATAAATCGAATACATATACATCATCATCATCATCAAGTATATATCCAGAATAATCAATTAAATGTTTAGTTTTAAAATCTCTTACTATAAATCTTTTTTCCATAGTTTATTTGTTTTTAAAGGTTCATAATATCACTTTGAATAAACAAAGCAAATTTAGTTTTAAATTTTCCTTCTGGGCAAATATCAAATGCCCATTTTAATAATAAAGATGTAATCCATTTTTTAATTTCTTGTTTCATAGTTATTTATTTTAGTGAAAGTGAAGCTGGTTGTAAGATTAATTTATTAGGTATTGCATCTCCAAGATTATACCATTGGCAGAATTTAGCGTCATCAAAATATTCAATGCCATCTTTAAAATAGCTCGGTATTTCGTGAACTCGTTTTATTATGGCTGCTTTAGGATCATAAGTAAACATGTGTATTTCTCTTATGCCATCGTTAAAAACGAAATCTATAATGCTATCTGTATATTTAACAATCATGCCAGTTGCATAGCATTCGCGATTGTATCTTGTATTATGTACTTTGCTTTTGACCAATCTGCCATCAACGTAAACGTGCAAAGTTCCGACCGGAGGAGTTATTTTATAGTTACCCATTGATTATATTTAAAATGTTATTTACATAGATTGTAGCAAGTTCTACCTTTTCAATTAGCTTCTCGCAGAAATCATTATCTCTATCAATATGCACTATTTTAAGCATATTTATTCTCGGATCATAAGCAACCCAATTCGCCCAATTTGTGTTTGTGCATACCATGTTAAACTGTACTTGAGCATAGTAATTCTTATTATAAGCAAGTAAATCAGCACCAGAATTAAATAACAAGTAATCAATCATAGTTTCTCCGGTATATGGACATTTAACTTCTAACACCCCTTGACCTTTGTCGCTTTCAATCAATCCGTCTGGACTGCCTCCGGCTCTTTCGCCAAATTCAAAGAATTTAGGATTAGCCCCACCCAAGTTTTCTACTTTATAACCGGTTTGAGCTTCGTAAACTAATATAGCTTCGTTCTCTAAAGATTTCCCCCATTCAAGTGAACTCATTTGAGGAAGCTGCTTAACTTCGCCACTTAATATCTCGTGTATTTTTCTATGAATGTAGGTTTTAGCAGTTGCACCAAATACCTCATCTTTCTTTTTACTTTCTGTAAGTAAGTTTCCTATTTCGGAAGCAGTAAACTTTCCCAGCCTACTGCTCATCCAATTGTCTTGTTCAAACATTATTTTAAAGATTTTTTGCGATTAGTAAATAAAGTTTTCTCTGCATTACTCCAATCTTCTTTTGTAGAGTATAGCATTTGCAATTCTGTAATATCCTTACATTTAGCAAGTTTATTAACTAATTCAGCATCAATACCTACTGGCTCATCTTTGCCATGAGTGTTAGTAGCATCTGCATCTTTAGTATCATCAATAAGGAATAAACCATTTAAGGCATATTTACGAGCGTAAGAAGATGATGCTCCGAAACTTTGTGCAATATCCATTCCTCTTTTATTAGGATCAATACCGGCACATGCAGTTACTTTATATGAAGATGAAGTTTCTAAATCAATTAATAGTGCTTCAGCTTCTACATAAATAATACCACCAATTTCTTTTATTTCATCGGACAAAGTTAAAGTACATTCATGCTTAGCTAATAATGGCTTAACTGCTTCAAGAATATCCTCGCAGTTTCTGTACTTGTAATTACCAAAATTATTAAATTGGTTTTTTGGGGCTTTCAGTTCAAACTGAATTTTTGATAATTTGTTCATAGTTGTAGTTGGCTTTTATAACTCCTGCCAGAAGTTTTACAAAAATAAGTAAAGTTTTTTAATTAACAAAATTTGTTTATAAAATAATATCATCATAAAGGTCTTTTTGTGCTTCAATCTTCCTAATAGCGTTTAAAACAGTAGTATGATCTCGGTTGAATATAGCACCTACTTCGGTCATTGTGAAGCCGGTTTGATATAGTTTATACATTAAAACCATTCTCGGCAATACTACTGTTCTTCTTCTGCTTCCACTCATCATATCTTCGTAGCTTATTTTATAGTCCTTACAAACTCCCATGATTGCAGTTTTAATAACCTGGTCTTTGTTAGCCTTTAAATTGTTTCTTAATTCTTTAATTTGAGCTTTAAGTTTAATTAACTCGTGGTTCTTCAATTTTAACTCCTTCGGTGTTGTCTGCATAATAAATGGATAGTTTAATATTTTCTTGTTTACATTTTAATTTCAAATCTACATAAAAATCGTGTAGCATATTGTCTATTTCTTCGGATTTTAGAGATGCTTCAAATATTGTAGCTATTTCCTCTAATCGTGATAATCTTCTATCCATTGTCATTCATTAAAAGGTCATTAATTTCAGCTATAAGTAAATTGTATCTTCTATCCCCTAATAATTCATAAGGGTCAATACCAAATATAGCTAATTCCTCAATAATATAATGAGCTTGAATACCTGGATGCTCAAGTGTTTGTTTTTCTTCTGGCTGGTAGTAAGCATTAAAAGTTACTGGAAAGCCTTTGTAGGTAATTTGTTGCATAGTTATTGGTTTAAAATGTTAAAGAATTTATTGATTTCTCTATGTGCTAACCCCTCTAAATATTGAGGAGTAAATAAGCCCAAGCATTCGTTAAGCAAGTGCTCTCTGTTATAGTTATGCATTATAACCAAGTTAAGAATACGGAATTGTATATCAAATCTTGTTTGCTTTGCTTTTAACCATACCTCTTCCGATTCGCTATACATATAGGAATAGTCATGAGCTCTTAAATCTTTTAATAAATCTTTGTGTAGTTGTTCTTTAGTGTACATAGTTTTTTAATTTAAAAGCAATCAATATATTTATCTACTTCTGCAAAATAATCATATCTCTTATTCCCTTTTTTATTGTCAAAGTTTTCCTCTAATTCTTCCATTATTTCTAATGTTATCCATTTCGCACATTCTTTAGCTTGTTCAAAAGTTAATGAAGTTCTTAATTTTTCACTTTGCATTAAAAGGTGTATTATAGTTTTTGCATGGTCAAATGCAGCTTGTTGCTCTTTTGGTGTTAATTGTGTTTTAGTGTACATAGTTATTTGATTGAGTTGCGATAAGCGTTTATTAATTTAATACAATCTTGATGCCAGTCATGGTTTCTATCCGAGTAAGGTTTATTAGGCAATCTTAAATAATCTATTGCAGTTTTATAAACCCACTTTTTATGTATCGGATTGATAGTGTCTGTATCTCTTAAAAGAGTTAATAACAACCAAGCTAAATATTTGTTTGTTGGTTTAGTTTCTACGAGCCAGTTAGTTAAATTATCCATTGTTCTCGTTTTTATAAGCGTTAATAAATAAAGCTGCTAAAATAGTAACACAAACTAAAGTGCAACCATACAATACATAATCGTTTTGAATTAAACCTACTGAAAGGAATGTTGAAAGGATAGTTAATTTGTTCATAGTTGTTTTTTTAAAGTTAAGAATATACGATTTGCCTATACATCGTGAGGTTGTTATAATTAATAACCTCTTTGATAAGTTCTATATGCTGCTCTAAAAAAAGCATCTTCATTTTTAAACTGTCTATACTTGTCTTTAATGCTATCGTAAAAAATTTTTATTCCATCTTGCTTTCTAATTAATATTTGATATCCAGCAACATCATTTTGCATGATGCCACCATCTAATAAATATTCTTTCATTTCATTAAAAAGTTTTTTGTTGATGTTCATAGTTTAAAGTTTTAACCTCTGCATCATTGCTTTGGTATAGCAAAGATAAATAAACTATTCAAAATAACAAACATTTTTTGTGAATTATTTTTAATTATTTTCTAACTTATTGTAAATTAATGGTTTATAACACTAACTTTTGGGAAAATTCATGCAATTATTTGTAGAATAGTGACAAAAAAAGTCCTAAAAGCTGGTGCAGTTAGGAATTCTATATTCTTTTGGATATAAATTATATTTAAAATTGCATTATCATATGCAATTGCTCTTATTTGTTAATCATCAAAGAGCTCAAAGTAAGTTTCATTAACAAATTTCTCAACTATGCGTAATGATTTAGCTTTGATATTATCTATAACTTCTCTATCATCTTTTGTCATTACATTAAGCTGCTCCATTGTAGCAAGAGCATAACAGAATGTGTTTATGTATTCGGAAGCAGTAGTTTCATCTACTACCCATTGGATTTCCTCTTCCTCGTTGATTTGATCCTCTAATTCTTCAGCCATGACTAAACAATTATAAAATTACTATTATTTACTTTACTAATACCTCTTAACTTTTCTCTTAATGTTGCAGGATTTACATTTTGTGATTTTGCAGCTTCATTTATTGAATAATAAAATATACCAGTTGTTGCATTTAATACAAGTACTGAATTATGCACTTTTTCAGCAGTTAATCCTTTTCTTGCCATTGATAATTTTTTCTTATGATCTTCGCTAAATTGCTTTCCTTTTTTAGCTTTACTAATATTGTTACAATGATTTTGAGTTCTAATTAAATTTCTACTTTTGATACCAATTAAATTCCTTGTAGTTTCATTTACAATAACATTTATTGTACCCTCTCCACCATCTGTTAAATTAGTTAATATACCAGAATTCAAATCTTTTCTTCCATATAGTTTAATAAACTCAACTTCTTTTTTACAAGCCTCTTCCCAAGTTATATTATCTATTAAAATTTCAATATCATATTCAGTTTTAGAAACAATATTATGCCAATGCTTATTTCTACTTTTTGTTTGATAAGCTCTTTTATAATGCAAATCACTACCAATGCCAATATAAAATGGCTCGTTTTTGTCCAATCTTATATGTCTATATAAATATGCCATATATAAATTTACAAAATTTCCCCTTTAAAAATCCTTTTATTTTCAACTTTGAAATTCCCATTGCTATCAACTAAAATATGTGCAAATCCGTGCGAATAATTATTAGCAAATGGGACATAATCTGGATTTAACTCACATAAGCAACCGGTACTCCAAGTTGTAGTAATATCTCCACTTAAATTTGTTTCTGTATGTTCACTTACTTTGTGAACGTGCCCAATTAAGATACTTTGTTTGGCCTTTACATAAGCTCCACGAGCAGCATTTACCGGACTGAAAGCACCTCTCATCAATAAGTGTCCATGATGAATAAATAACTTTCCGGCCTTAACCAATTTAGTGTCCTCAATTAAACGTATTTTTAGCTCATTTAAGCCAAGTATTGACTCCAATGAAGCATTAGCTATATCTAATAATTCCGGAGCTTTAGCCATCATCCAATGGTTGAAGCGAACATCGTGGTTGCCAAGCATCCAGTAAATATCTTGAGTAGGGAATGTAGCTCTTAATACTTGTAAAAAGTTTTTGCAAACATCTATCTCGTAAGCCAAGCTCTTTTTTCTTGGGTCTTTAAGGAAGCGACTAATTTGATAGAAGTCAATTAAGTCCCCATTTATTACAATGGTATTTACTTTCTTATCTCGGCCATAATTAAAAGCACAAGTTAACGCCTGGATATCGTGGTAAGGAACATGAATATCGGATATAACAAGAATGTTGTTATTAGCCAAAGGTAGTTTAATAGGGATATTCTCTACTGCTTCGCTTTTAGGGAATTGGTATGGATTTTCTGGATTTAATGGCTCGGCAGATTTATTGTTCGTTCTTGATTTTTCTCCAGCCTTACCAAGAGCTTTTAAGCATTGAGTATAGCACCCTTTCCAATCATTAAATAGATGCTTATTTTTATTATAAACTATCCTTGCGAATTGCCTAACCGGTGTATTAGGGAACTCTTGTCTTAATTCAATAATGATTTGTTTTTTTGTCATCGTAGTTGTATTTAGTTATGAAAAGTATAAGTTAGCTTCGGCTTCTCTTCTTCGTGTAAGTCCGTTTAAAACCTTTCCTCCACCTTTATTCCAACGCATAAATTGTGCTCTTATTTCTGGATCATTTGGATTAGCATTAACCAACTTAAGCAATGTTGAGCTTTTTAAATTACCTACTCCACAGTTATATGCAAAGTCCGTAAGTGCATCTCTTTGATTTTGATTTACATTTGATTTTATAAGCTCATTAGTTTGCTGAACGAATTTAATCAAGATAACATCTAACAACTCCTCTGCTCTTTGTTGAGTAATCTTATCTCCTGGCTTTACCTTTACTCCGTTCTCATAAAAAGTATTTCCGTACCCAATAGTATTATGCCCAGCTGAACATACATACGAAGTCAATTTGCAACCCTCAAAGTGCTTTACTAATTCTCTTAATTTGTTTGAAATTATCATTTTAATAGTTTTTTAAATACAAAAATTACACCTATAAAGATTAATAGCATAAAGCCAACCCATCTACCTATTGTGATTAGTTGTTTTTGCTTAATTATAACCTCATTAGCAGCCTTTAATTTGTTTTCTAACACAAATAGCTTGGCAGTATTTTCAAGCCTTATAACACTATCCTTTTTGATTGTTTTAGTGATGGTTTGACCTGGAAGATATACATATCTTATAAGCTCATTATTTATAATGCTATCTTTAAATAAAGTGTCTGTAGCCCTTAAAGTGTCATGGGTAATAGTTTCTCTTACCTCAATGCTTTCTTTAATTGGAAATTTATCAGCACAGTTTTGAGCGATTAATTCTGGATACTTACTTTGAATGATTGCTAACTTCTTAACTGATTGCTTTTCAGTCATGCAAGAAGCTAAAAGGATTGTTGTTAGTAGTAGTAGTTTATTCATCTCCGAATATATATTGTCTTTTTAAGTGTCTTACTCTCTTATAAATAGCAGTATCTATGTTTTTAAACATTTCTGCAAATGCTTCACGATAAGCTACGTTATATTGGAATAAAGTTGCATTAGCTTTAATTGCCACATCAAGACAATTAAGTAAGCTGTCTAAATTTGAACTCCTATGTAAGATAATAGCTCTTTGACTATCAATTTGATTTTGTTGAATAGCAATTTTTTCATTGTATTGAGTAAATTTAAAGTTTATGTCATCTGCTTGAGATTTCAAAAGCAGCACAACAGTATCTTGACCTATTAGTTTAGTTTTTGGATATTGGGAGTAAGTTGGCATTGCCAATATCAACCCCATCAGTATCATCGCCCATTTTTTCATGTAATTCTTGATTTTCTTGTTTTAATTCTACAACCACAGATTTCAAACTATCTGCAGCCTTTTCTGCTTTTTTCATTTCAGTTACTCTCTTTTCTATAAATTGAGCATTCTTTTGAATTGCAGCTGCAGCCAAGCTATCAATATTTACACCTTTGTACTGGCTTACTTTCTTTTGACCGGCACTCGTTATGATCAAAAACATAACAAACACGAATGCCATAACGATAATATTATTTCGTTGCATTTATAATAGCATTTTGAGTTATTAAGGATATTATTACACTATCTTTTTTTTCAATTGTTTTCATCAGCCCTCGTTTTTCTTCCTCACAATTACCCATTGAACTTTTGCTCATATTCTTTTGGTCAATGTACAAATAGGTAATCCCAATAACCGACAAAAATGCTATCGCAGCAATCGGACTCTTTTTGAATTGTTCAAAACTTACTGGCATTTTAATACCAGCTTCAATCTTCTTCGGCTCTGGTTTTTTAGTTCTCGGTGTTGCCATCTACATTCTTCTTTCCAAAATATCCATCAATTGCTTTTTCTACAACCTTTAAGCCTAACAATGCAGCTATCAAAATAGTTACCGAAATAACTAAAGTTTCGCTTGGTGCAATATGGCTTTCGCTAAAGGAATTATGGTATAAAGTAATACCTAACAAAACACCCAAAAATAAAGCTATTAATCGCTTCATACTTGGTGCATCTGCTTTGTCTAAAAAGAAACCGGCTATAAAACTTAAAATCTTCTTCATTATTTAGTTGGGAATGGAGGTGGAGGTGCTGGTTGAAACTCAATCGGCTCAACATTAACATAATGGCATACTTGTTCGCCATCTACTTCTTCGCATTGTTGCTCGGATAGATAAAGAAACTCTGGATATACTATTCCGTTAAGCTCCTCTATTGATATAACCCAGTTGCCATTTATATCTTCTATGCAATTAAAATACATGTCTGGTGCATAGGCTTTGCCTTGTATCTTTTCTTTGTCCGTTAAGGATATTTTGTAAACTATCATAATTATACTTGTCTTATTTTACTTATTATTTCTTTAAATTGTTCATCATTATAGCTTCCCTTTGCTTTATTAATACACACACAAACAAATTGAACATTCCCCTCTATATAACCCTTATTACTATCTATTCTATCAAGAGATATTAAATAAGGACTACTTGTCATTTCTAATTTCTCTAAATAATTGCTTGGAGCAAGTAAATCAATATTGCTATATGCACATTTAAAGTTTTGCTTTTCTAATAGAGTTTGTAAATAATCTATTGAAACTTCAAATGGATAACTTCTTGATTTAGCATTTGAGATCCATCTTTTATAAAGAGCGTTATGTATATTTTTAGTTCCTCCCTTATTGCAATTCCTTGCTTTTCTTTTACCGTCTGCCCAAACTCTCACTTGTCTTGCACCTTTACCTTTATACCTATCAATATTATTCCTATCTAATATCATTACTAATTTATCATTCCCAATCTTATATTTGTCCATAAGTTGATTTTGTGTATATCCATTTTTAAAATCATTACACAATTCATCCTCATATTCAAACTTCATTCCATTTATTTGTTTATAAAATTCGCTTTTGCTCATTATATAAACTCCATTCATTTTCAAAAATCTTGTTACTCTTCCAACAGTCATATTCAAATCTGTTGCAATTTGTATTATTGTTTTTTTACCGTATTTGCCTAAAATGTATTCAGCATTAATAGGACTTAAATGTGACCAGTTTCTCATATATGCAAAGATACAACTTTTTCATATTATACTACGCTCCTATTTAAATCTGTTTGGAATTGTTGAATTAAGTTATAAAGTGCTAAAGCCTCTGCATCTGTTAATCCATCTCCTATTGAAGCAAATGCAGTTTGTTTATCGGAATAATTACCCCCACCTCTACTTGATATTAATAATGCACTTGTAGCTAATGTTGAAGCTAATGCAGAGTCAACAACTTTTAATCCATTTTTAAAACCTTGTACTGTTGTGTTATTTAATCTTGAAGCTATAAAATGTCCTAAACCATTAGTAGAAGTATATACTGCTGCATAAGATCCACCAGCTTCTAAATTAGGATAAAATTTATTACCTTGATATTGAGTAATTAATGCATAATGTCCAATTGCTACCTCATAACCAAAATATCCACTACTTGGGCTATTTGTTCTTGAATAAAATGATAAGTGAGCAGAACTTGTAGATAAACTTGTACTCGGCACTAACTTCGTATCAGCATACCCATTCGTACCATTCGGTTGAGCACCATTTGTAGAATAAGTCCAACCTCCAGAGAAAGCTAATCTAAATGCAGCATCAGTATCTTGTGGATTAACAAGGTTGAATTTCATTTGAGCAGCTACATTGGTTGCGTAGTTATTAGCTCCTAATACTGGTTGATAAGTAGATAAAGCACCTATTTCAAATTGAGCACCCCATATATAAATACTTTTACTTACATCACCTAAATAAGATGGGAACGAAGAAGCATTTATATTATCTATTAAAATAACATTATATCTATCTAAATAAGTTTTTGTAGATGTAGCAGTAATTGTACATCTATACCAACCATTTCCAACATCTTGAATAGAATATGTACAATTAGCATTAGCACCTATTGTTCCATTCGCTAAGTTAAAATTACAATAAGCATCAGTATTGCCAGTAGCTATTTGATAAGCAGCCAATTGAACTAAACCTCTCCCCCCAACTGTATTTTTAGCATATATTGAATATGTATATGTTATACCAGTTGTGAATGATATTATGTCAGTAGTTTTAAGTATATGAGTTGTTGATGATGCAGCTTCTGTTAATGTATCAGCAGTCAATGTACTATTTGGAGCTGTTGTGGAATTAGCAGAAACAGATACATTTGTTTGTGTCCACGCAGCATTTGTAAAATCTTCCGTATATGAAAGTAAATTAATCTTATCCGTAACAAAAGGATAAACTGCTTTCATTTTAGTCCACAAGTTATTAGCTTTTAACCCATTGATTAAGGTATTAATAGCACTTACTTGAGTAGTACCAGTTATTTGAGTAGAGTATAAATAAGTATTAGCTTCGTTAGAATAAGCAGAGTTATAATAGAATGATTGAGCTGCTTGAACACCACGAGATAAAGCTACTTGGTATTTTTCAGTTATTTGATTAAGTAATTGAGCTTCTGTATCATTTAAAGATTGCGAAGCAAATGCAAAAGCAAGTTGTCTATTATCAAAACCACCAGCACCTGGTACATTACCACCTAATAATAAATTTGTTGAAGATATATTAAATGTAGATGAGTTATATGTATTTACTTTATTACTATTATACCAAGATGTAGAAACAAAAGAAGAATTATTATAACCGTGTATAAAACCTAAAGAGCTATTATTGTTCACTCCAATTCCACCATTAAATAATCTATAATAAGTAGTAGTATCTGTAAATCTTGGATATATATGTAAAGATGTGTCTATACCGAATGCTCCATTGTTATTTACATTTGTTCTTGAATAAATGCCAAAACCAAAATCTCCTTTTAATACATTAGTATTACCTAATAAATTAGTATTTGCGTACCCATTAGTCCCATTAGGAGTAGCACCAGTAGCAGAATAAGTCCAACCACCAGACCAAGTTAAACGGAATGCTGCATCTAAATCTCTTGCATCTTTAAGATTGTACTTCATTTGAGAAGCCATAAATGCAGATGGAGTAGTTGCTATTTGTTGGTATGCCAAAGGAGTACCAGCTTGAAATTGAGCACCCCAAATATATAACGATTGACCACTACCAGCATAACTATCTACATTATCTGCACTTGCAGTATGGAAACCTACATTAAAAGAGCCAGTAGCATTAAAATTTCTTGTAATTGAACATCTATACCACCCATTACCTACATTTTCTATTGTAGCAGTATTGCCAGAAGCATTTGTTCCTACTACTCCATTTTGTAAATCAAAGAATGTTTTTTGATATGCACCACTAATAAAATAAGTAACGCAAATCCAATTTAATGTATTCGCTTTAGCATAGATAGAAGCAGTATTATTACCATTTATTCCAGTTAAAGTATAATTAGCTGCTATTTGATGTATATTATTAGTAGCATTATCTGCAAATGTATCAGCAGTCAAAGTACCATTAGGAGCAGTTGTACTATTTGTTGTAATAGTATTATTTATACGATACCAGTTAGCATTGCTAAAATCTTCGGAATAATAAAATTGATTATAGTTATCAGTAACCATTGGATATACTGCTTTCATCTTACTCCATAAGCCAGAACTCTTTAAGTCCTTTACTAAAGTAGTAATAGCAGATTTTTGTGTTGTACCACTTAATCCAGTAGCAGTAATAAAAGCAGATGCATCCGAGTCCACCCCAGATGCAAATACTCTATTAATTGTATTTTTTATTATGTTCAGCATTAGTATAAAGCGATTATATCGGAAGCAGTTGTGTTAGTAGACATTACTTTAATAACTTGAATAGGCATGAAAGTACCATTAGCCACATTCTTAAATGTGAATACTCCACCATTACCCATAGTTACTGCAACATCACCACCAGTTCCAATATAAAGACCACCAGTCAAATCAAGAACAGTACTATCGGATTTCGTTACAGAAATTGCACCAGCTGCTTGATCATTCGTTTCTCTCTTAAAATTTGCCATTGTATTTTATTTTAAATAGGATTAATTAGGAATTTGACACTCGTTATATACAAAATCTACACCCAAAGTAAAGCTAAATCTTGCTCCACCTAAATAGTCCGGAGTTTGCTCCTCAACCACATCAAAAGAAACATCGCCTAAACGAATATCTTGATTGTATTTTAAAGCTGAAAGAATATCCCCACCTATTTGAATGCAGTCGCTTTTTACGTCCTCTACATTGGTTTGGTCTTGCAAGGTTTTGTCCAAAGTAAATAATTCAACATTGAAAGTCATTACATTGCCACTTATAGAGCCATTAGCGATGTTAAAAAACATAGCCGGATAGTTATTATCCCCTTGCTCTAAAAAGTCAAACGTATCCCCAAAGAATACAGTTTTAACTTGCTTATGACTTTCCCCTAACGAGCTTATTGTTTGTATTACTTGGTTTAGTGTCATTTTTTTCAATTTTAGCCAAGAAGAGTTTTAACTTCTCAACATTTTTGTTGTTATAATTTTTTGCCATTAGCAATCGTTGCAGTTTCTATAAATGTTTCCTTGATACTTCTCTTCAAATGTTCTTTTATGTTTATAATCGTAACAATCATCTAAAAATATAGAGCTTGTATAAGCATCATTGTCCGGTAGTATCGTTTCTATCGTACTTCCTGGATTAATATACAAAGGTAAATTACCTATTGAAGCCTGGTATTTTAAATAATTGATTAATCTCTCTTTGTAGAACTCTGCTCTTGTTTTGTATCTTGCTGAAATATCTAACAAATCTTGCATTGATGGTTGATTTGTATTCTCCCCAGTTTTTTGTACCACCCCTTTAGTATAGAATTGATAATTTAACTCTACACTCAATTCGCTTAACACATAATAAACCAAAGTATCTGCAATATATTCATTGATTAAGGTAACCTCTGCCGCAGTTAAGTTATTAGCTTGAATACCAGTAAGAATGCGATTATAAAGAGCAGTACCAAGAGCCGGATGTATATACATGTCTTGGCTCGTTTTGATTTCTGGATAAAGTAGTTTCTCATCTACGTTACCAGCTAAACCACTACGCTCTTTAATTGAATTAGGACTAATTATTAGTATGTTTTTACTCATTACTTGTATTTTATTGTAATGTTATTTATAAATGTTTTTTCTCCTCTTATAACCTTGCTTATACAGCTTCTATTTATACCAGTTTGTCTCTCGCACTCTCTTATAGATATATATTCTCCTAATTTTTCTCCTATTTCAAAAGTCCATTTAGTTGCAATTCTTTTTTTATTTTTAATTGCATATACCTCAATATTCTTTCCTTCACGATATATACTTCTACCAAACATTGGATTTAATTCTCCCAAAAACCTTCTTCTTCTCTCTTTTTTAATTATATCCTCTTTTGAGATATTAAGATTAGGATTTTTAATTATATTAAGACCAAACTCCTCATTTTCACCGATATAACTACAAAACATTTTAATATAAAACTGCTCCCACAATAAAAGCTCTTGCTTTGTTATATCTTCTTCCATTGGGATATGAGTTAAAAGCATATTATTTAGCCCATATTTATTTGCCCAGTGAAAAAACCTTTTTTGTTGTGTAAAATGACCTTTAGAATATCTATAATGCCTTTCTTTTGAATTTGTTGTACTCCCAACATAAGCTGCCGGTTTATCATAAATTAAGCTATTATATAAATATATTTCAGTCATTCTATTTGTTTTTTCTCATCACAATCACGCTCACCCAATTATGCCTGCAACTTGGCGAATGCTCTCCGTTAGGCATTGTATACCATCCACCTTTTCTGTCCCAGACTGAATAACCTAATCTCGCACTCATCTGTTCTATATCGGAACGAGAATAAAACTTATCAAGTGCCATTAATCTTTTACAAAATTCTCGGCTTGGATGAGCACTTGTATTTCTTTGATCTACCGGAATACTATCTTTCCACTCATAAGAGTATCTAATCATAAAAGATTTAGTTTCTGGCTCTATTTTAGTTAAGTCCTTTAAAGGAGCAGTTAATTCATGTATTAAAACTCCATTCTCCGTTCCTTGAGCTAAACTTCCACTTTTAATTAAGTCCTCAATGTTTCTATTTACAACATCAATATCAATTTTCAAAGTATCTGCAATTACTTCCGGAATTATTCTTTTATCCTTGCTTATTAAGTCAAGTATATCAGCTTTAGTTTGGTTTATAGTTGCAAATAATTCGTAATCGGTATATTCATCAAATCTTGCTTTCTTTTTAAATACTTGAAAGTTAGATGCAGCTTCGCCAAACTCCTCAAATATAAAATCATCGCTCATTTGTTGTGGTTGATATTGACTCATATCAATACCCAACTTCTCTAATATCCACTCTTTAGGTGCTACTGCAGCTATTGTTTGCTCTCCAAATTCAATACCTATTGGCTCAACAGAAATTAAAGTCATTGGCTCTTTTACACCTCTGTAACTGCCTATCATGTTAATAACTGCTTCAATTTGTCTTTGCTTGTAATTGATATAAGTATTTTTAAATATCTCATATCCATCACGCATCTCTTGTCTACTTCCTAATTTACCAGGCTCGGCAATACCAAATAAAGCCGGAGTAGTAATTTGATGTGCTACATAAATGTTTGTTCTAATCAGCTCATCTACATGACCAAAATCTTCTTTAGTTAAATCACTTGCACCCAAGTCATCTATGATTGGCTTTCTACCACTATCGTTTACGAATGACAAAAGGAATTTCTTGCCATCACTACCAGTAAACTTATTCTCAAACTTACGTTCAATAATTCTTTTCTCTTCTGGATTAGGCTCTCCGTTAGGTAAAGTAATTAACTTGCTCGGAGTGAAGCCAGTTTGTGCATTGCCTAAAACGTGTTTACTAACCTCAATATCGCTCTCAATATAATTCAAACCACCGAAATAAGATGGCAAAGGGTAAATGCTAATACCAGCTCTATATTCTTTTACAAATAAGATTTGGCTTCCTTTAGGGAAGTTAGGATTGAATGCCGGATATACTTTAACCTCTTCGTGTCTATCTTTCCAATTCTCTTTAATCCAAAATTCTGTGTTGTCTTTGTTAGTTCTAACTTTAGAATAATCTACATGGTAAATATCCGAGATCATTCCATTCATTGACCAAATAACTTGAAGATAAAAACCACCGAAAAGCTCGTTATCAGTTACTATTTTTTTAGTTACCTCTTCAAGCGTTTCTACTTGGTTTGCATTTCTAATAAAAAGCTCTCCGTAGACATCTCCAGCCTTCCAGCCATTGCCACAGATATAGTTAATCTTACCTTTTATTAATGCTTGGTGCTTTGCAGATTTTTTATAAAGCTCTAATAAGTATTCTGGATAGTCATTTAAATGACCATACTCATAATAACCTATTCCTTTTTTCTCTTTATAATCCGGTTGTCTTGCCTCTGCAAATGTTAATATACTGAAATTATCCATAAACTACGTATGTATTTAATGTTTCGTTAGTTGTAAATACTGTATCATTGTCAATTACTCTTACTAAACCAACTTCTAACTCTTCTCCGGTTGTAGCTACTGCTGAATTTGAGCCAAATACTAAATAATTCCATTGCCCTATTGTTAAAGCATTGAAAAAAGCATAAGGAAATTCATTGTATCTATTAGGATAAGGACTTAAATCGGTGCTTCTTAATTTAGTAATAGTAATTACTTGCTTCGTAACCACATTAGTAAACTTAAAATACCAATAAGCCCATGCACTCGTTTCTTTTTCATTTAGAGTGAAGATAAAATTAGTAGGATTGTCAACGTTTAGTACCATTCTATTAGTAAATAGGTAAACCTCTAAAAATACAAAAAGGAGTGGTAAAAACCACCCCTCTTTTATATACAACTACGAACAACCTTAGTTTGTAATGCTATCTACATTTGCTTTTAAAACTGACCACATTGGCTCAGCTTCCATTGCTTGGAATGTTAAAGAGTAGCCATTTCTGTCTCCAGATGCAGTGCCAGTAGCAGAATTACCAGAAGTAATATCTAAACCATTTTTTGCACCTAATAACCAGAATGAGCCATTCATATCTTCCACGATAGCCAATAATCTGTTTTTTGCAAGTAACAAGATTTCATTTCTTGTAGCTGCAGCTAATTTATTTAATATTACTACAACTTCTTGTTGGTAGAATATAGTTCCGTTTTGTACGTTAGCAGTAATGGTTTCAGTAAGTGAAGATGTTTCACGAACTTGAGAATACAACCAAAATTTCTTACCTGCATCCATTGTTATTGTAGCAACACCAGCAGCATAAGTCATTGAAGCATTATCAAATTCTACAAATCTTACTGACTTAACTCCACCTAACGACTCTTTACAATCTAATACGAAACCTTGAGTTAAAGGACAAGCCATGTTTATTTAATTTAAGATTTTAGAAGAAAAGTGGGAGTATTTAAACCCCCACTATAATTTTATTATGGTACTAATACGAAAGCAACCATTTGAGTACCGAACGCATAGTTCACACCCATTTTGAATTCGCTTACGAAACGAACTTCATCAGCTTCTTTTGCGTAGAAGATTTCAAATTTCTCTTCTTCGTTCAATAAGTCAGTACCTAAAAATAAGTTCTCTAAATTAGTAGAGTAGATTTTAGAAGTACCATTTAAACCTGGAGTAGCGATTACTTCAATCGGAGTACCTGGTAAGAAGAATGAGCTATCAGCTTTTACATCTACTGCATAGTTAAACATGTTAGCGTTTTTCAATGCAACTGTATAAGTACGGAATACATCTTGACCACAGAAGATTTTAGTGCTATCTTTAGCAACGATTTCAGCCGGTAAAGCTCTGTAAACTGCATCAAAAATAGCAACTACGTTAGAAGTAGTAATACCTACTGCAGTAGTGATAGCAGCTGGTAAATAAGTAGTAGTGTTAGCTAAAACAACAGTACCATCAGCAGCAGCTAATTTAGCAATACCATCAAATTTGTTTAAGTTAGCAGTACCAGAAGCAGTATCTCCTTGCCAGATAGCAGTTTCTAATTGAGCAGCAATTTTAGCAGCTTTTAAGTTAGAATAATCTTCAGCATAAACCATTTCAGTATACATTGATCCAGCCGGTAATGCTTTTTGAAGATATTTAGTTTCTAAAGATTTGATACAAAGTGACTCGTTAACTTTGATTTTACCAATAGTTACAGTTCTTTGAGTAAAAGTAGTAGTACCAGAAGCATTGAAGCCACAAGTTCCACCAGCTTGGAATACTGCATCAGTATCCATGATGTTGATTTTTTCAGCAGATTTTACACCTACCATTACGTTACCTTGATTTTTAATCAAAGTAGCAGTTTTTGCACCTAATACGGCAGCAGACACTAACAAATCTTGATTTTCTGTAGTGTAGTTTGATAAAGCACTTACGTTAAACGCCATTTTTCTTAATTTTAAATTGTTATTTGATTATTTTACTTTTTTAGCCATTTCTAAAAATCGGCTGATTTTTTCGTTTTTCTTTTCAATTTTTTGAAAGCTACTTGGAGCATCAATAGGATCAGCAGTTGCAGTATTAGCTAAACCCTCAATTGCAGAAGCTAAATCTTTAATAGCTGCTTCAAATTTAGAGTACATTGCTAAAGCATTTTCCTCTTGGCTTACCAATTTTGCAGATTGCTCTTCAAATTGACCTTTAGTAGCTGCTAATTCTTCTTCAAGTTTAGCAATCTTGTCTTTTAATTCTTGCTCGGCATCTACTTCCGGCATTTCTTCTTCCACCTCTGGAGTTTTAATTTCAACAATCACTCCGTTTTCATCTACAACGATTACAGATTTGTCTGCTAAAATATGCTCTCCCATTGGTGCTAAAGTTCCATCAGCTAAAGTAACAACACCACCTACTTCATATTTATCTACGTTGATTGTAGTACCATTTTCTAATGTGTACTCTACAAATTCAACTTGACTTTCTGCAGCAGCTGGAGCTTCGTTAAATAACTCCTTCACTTTGTTTACGAAATCAATTGGACTCATGTTTTATTTTATTTTAATTAGTGAACAATAATATTAGTGCAACTTAACTTGGTCAAGTAAGTTTTTGATTTGAGATTTTATTTGCTCTGCTTTCATTTCCTCTGGTCTTTTATACTTAAATAAACCCTCAACCGAGAAGCCTTTGAAATCTCCGTTCTTAATAGATGCCCATACTTCTGGATTATCTACCTTGAAACTTCCAAACCAACTACCCTCTGGTGCATCTTCAAAACCAACCATTGGGTGTATGCCTCTTTTCTTTGAAGTAATAAAGCTCTCAAATAAAGTAACCCCATCAACTATTTGCATAGGATTGTGCATTAAGTTTACGTTTGCTTGATATCCCTTTTGGAAGTACTTTTGTACTATCTTTTGAATAGTAGCTGCATTGAACACAACATAATACTCTCCGTTTGCATCAAAACGATAAATCGGAGTGTCCGAAAGCATTAAAGGACCAGAAACGATTTGCTCATCCTCATTGATTGAGAATTTCATTTTTTGAACACTTGTTAGTTTGTTTTCAGCCCAAGTTAAAGCAGCTTCGCCACCCCAAGCATCATACATTAATTTACCACAACCATCTTCGTAGCTTTTAGAGCTTTCTAAATCTACTTTGTGTCTGCTTAAATAAGAGTACATTCTTTGGATAGTATCTAAACTGATTGGCTCTCCACTTGCTAATTGATTAGCTCTTGTTTTACCTATGGGAGTCCCACAAGTACCCCAACCATTTTCATTTGCCCAATCTAAAGCCTTTTGAGCAGTATTCTTTACACTCTCCGGATAGTCGCTAAATGAGTCAGCAAACTTTAAGAAATTCTTTTGAATTGCAGGTTTGTCAACGAGTGCGATGAAGTCCACCTCACTGTCATCGTTGAAGTCGGAGCTGATATCTAAATAGTAAAATGGTATATTATTTATATTATTCATATTTATAATTTTTGTTTTTTGGTATTATTTCCCTTGTTGTACTAATTGCTATATTATTTAATTCTGAATATTCTTTAACTGTTAAATAAATGCCTGTTTGTAAATCTAAAATATATTTTCTTCTTCCCTCTCCTATTTTTTCTAAAGTTTCTGCAGTATGTTTTTTACCATAAAAGCTATTGCCAGATCCAGTTTGTTTTAGCTTTAAATTTTCAACTATTTTATTTCTTTTATCATTTTTAGCCCAACTATGTTGTTTTTTCATTTTTTCACTTCTCTTAATTTTCTCTTCTTCACTTTTAACAACTCCAAATCCACCATCTCCCCCATCTGTTAAATTAACCAAAGTGCCAGTACATAAATTAACCCTACCATATAACGCTATAAATTCCTTTTCTTTTTCACAAGCCTCTTCCCATGTTAGCTCATCAAATAATATTTCTACTTCAAATTCTGTTAATGATACAGTCCTATCCCAAATTCTATTTCTTTTATGAGTTTCATATGCTCTTTTATAGTTAGGACTACACCCAATTCCTATATAAAATACCTCATTTTTATCCTTTCTTATATGTCTGTATACATATGCCATATAATAATAAATAGTTTAAATGTTATTTAAAGCGACTTGAATTAAGTATTCTTGTTACTCTATTTTGTGAATTTGTTACATCGCTCTCTAAAACGTATGCTTTTATAGCTTGATTTCCGAGTGCATTAATTGTTCCTTGATTTAATTGAGTTACAGTTTGCTGCATAGGAGCTGGGCTTACCGGAGCTGCTCCAAAACTACCAGTTGGCATATTTACACCACCACCACTACTTGCTCCAGGAGTTTTTACGTCTCTAATTTTTTGTACTGATTTATAACCAGCATATAAAGCTATACCGGCATTGATAGGAGCTAAAGCTGGTCCGACAACTGGAATACCTACTGTACTTTCATAAGCCTTTTGAGCCGATAAAATAGCCGAGATAATTGCACTTGAAATAGCCAATGCTTTTTGAGTATCACTTCCCTCATCTGCCAATTGACTTGCAGTAGCTAAACTTTGCGAAATAGCATCAAGAGCTATAATAGCTGACTCCATTTTAGCACGAGCTAATAACCTTTCCGAGTCTGCAACTTGAGTATTTAAAACAATGTTTTGTTTTTTTAGTTTGCTAACATCTTTATAACTATTTTGCTCTTCTTTAGTTGCTATTTGAGTAATTGAACTCATTTCAGTTAGCTCAATCTTACTATCTTCAAATTGCTTTTTTCTTCTTTCTGCTTCTTCTTTAGCTTGTTTTGCCGCTTCTTGCCTTCTCTTTTTTTCTGCTGCTTGATATTCGTAATTAGCAGCTATGCCCTCAGCATTTGACTTGTTTATAGTATTTAAAGCCTCTTTTGCACCTTGTTGGTCTATTTTCTTAATATCGTTATAGTGCCTAATTTGAGCTTCCGTTCTTCTTCTTCTATAACTTTGCTCAATATCAAATATCTCTTTCTCACTTGCCCCTCTTGCTTTTGCCTTTGCTAAATCAATTTTTTGTTGATTATCTAAAGATTGAGTTAATTGGTCAAGTTCATACTTGCTACCTTCTTTAATTGTTCTATTAAACTCTTTTTGTTTTTCAGTAGCTTCTTCAGCTGCATTTGAAAGTTTATCAAAATAAGAAACTGCTTGTCCTAAAGCAACCACAAGTAAACCTATACCAGTTGCAGCAATAGCTCCTTTAAGAACATTAAAAGCCACACTTGTAGTTTCTACCTCAATTCCAAATAATCGCATTGTAACTGCTGCAGCCTTTGTCGCTAATTCGTTTGCCTTTATTACAATGGTGCTATTTTGAATAACAGATATTAAGTTTTTAAAGCCTTGAATACCAGTATCTAAAAAGGTATTTAACCCTTCACTTAAAGCTAAAGCACCTTGTACCTTTACTAAAGTTTGTTGCAAATCCTCACTCTCAATTCCAAAAGTAGCCATTGCTCCTTGTACTGCTGCAAAACCACCGGCAACACCTTGCAAAGATTGACTAAATGCCTTGAATTTTGCATCTGGATTGAAAGCATCTGCCATACTTTTAGCATCTCCAATTCTATCTCTTAATTCTGCTACTCGTTTAGCTGCATTAACTGCTTCTTGTGAGCCTTCGCCAAATTTAGCTGCTAAAGATACCAAGTCATTTGTTGCATCTCTTAATTGCTTTTTAATACTACCAACCGACTCAACTGCTTGTGAAGAGTCAATAACTATCTTTGTGCCTACTATATTATCTGCCATTTTAATAAATTGTGTCTATTACTTTTAATAATTCTACTTTCGTAGGTTTCTCGCTTAATGGATCATAACCCTCAACTTTGTTTATTCTCCACATCGTTCCATCTATAAGTATGTTTTTTGCAAAATCTAATGTTCTTATATCCATGCTCGTTAAATGGAATTGAGCAGTCAAGATTGTGCTATTAGGATTTGTTATCTCTGCAAAGTATTGACTCCAGAATGAATTGAATAATCCATAATTAACTGTAGTGCCGGTAATCGTGTAGTAAATCTCTTTTGGAGATGCCCAACCTAAAGATTGAAAGTAAGTGCCATTATCCGGAACAGTAGGATGCTCCCACATACCAGCATAAGGAAATTGATGAATATTAGTTTGTAAATTACCCCCTCCAGTGTTTTTAATATCCCAATGAGATACAGTCAGCATTTTGGTTTGTAGAATACGGATATTGCTTGAAGTAATACTCTCATCTGCAAAGTTACCCTCTTTATATAAAGCTGGAACTATCTTATCTTGACCATTTGGAGCATAATTAACAGTAGATGCAAATATAACCTCTAAATCATCTTTGTCTTTAGCATACTCGTATTCGCTATCATAACTGAAGTCCATATAGCCTTCATTAAACTTCTCTTTGTAGGTTTTATTATAATAGGCTTCATCTTGTTTGAATTTGAAGTTAAACACACGAGCATTTAATTCACCCATAGGTTTTAACCTAATCTCTTGACTTCTATCAAGTTTGTCGCTCCAATCTAAATCTTCATTTAAGTAAAAATCTATATAAGGAGTGATTATCAGCTTCTTAGCTATATTCTTATCCTCAACCACATAAAGATTAAACATTTTAAGGATTGAAGTAAAGAAGTCCGTTATCTTGATGTTTTGTGGTACTGCATAACGCATTTGAATAGTATCATTAATTACTGCTGGACTTAATACCTTAACCGGAGCATCAATTGTCCATGTATTAATATAAACATCTAAACCTACACTAAAAGTACCACCACCGGCTGGAGTATATAAAATATTAACTTTAAATATATCATTTACTGCTATTGATGCAGTTGTAGATATGTTTTTAAGGTATCTAAAATTAAAACCTGGTCCGGTAGGGAAACCACTTGTATTAAAGCTATCTAAAGTTTGAAAAAATGCACCATTCTTCCATAATTCAAATGAATAAGTGCCTGGTCCAAGAGAAAAACGCATATCAAAACCGAAGTTAAAATTGATATTAGTCAATGCACTTATACCAACATATTGATATTGCCCACTTCCTATTGAATTGAAATCTCTAAAGCTACCACTTGTCCATAGCAAAGTATATGGAGATGCGTTAAATGTAGTACTGTAATTGCTCCCTAAATCTAATAAGTTAGTAACTTGTATTTTTAATCTGTCATCGTTATTAGGAACTATTAATCTCTTGAAAAAAGCAGTATCAAAAAAATCGCATTCGTAAGTATATCCACTTAAATTAAATATCCTTTGTATATATTCCCTAACATAAACTGCTGGTCTTAATGCTTGTTCGTAAAAATGGTTTCTTGCAGAAGTTTCAGCTACCTTGCCATAGTCAATCAATGGATAGAAATACCCAACACCTGGATTTGCATTCCTATTTGCCCAAGAAGCAGCCATATTTGCATAGTTATAAGTATGATTTAAATCTGTAAAGTCAATATTTTCTAATAAGCTAACTCCATTTGATATATTTGAAATGCTATCAGTTGTGCCTTTGCTTAATTCAAAATAAAACCCACCTAATTCGCCAAATACTGCACATTCATACTCTACATGGTTTGCATACTTGACAACCTCCATAACCCTTAATTTACCCTTAAAGATTTGGATATTATCTACTAATATAACGCAATTACTTCCATTAGCAGCTATGTAATTCTCATTAACATTAGGTGCAAATTGATTTACATTCTCAATAGCTATAAATCTTCCAAGCTCGGATATATGGTTGAATATCTTGTTATTCTTTTGGCTGCCTTGTATTACTATTGTCTTTGAATAGCTGGTATTCTTACTCCCAAACTCTTTAACATCATCAATAACATAGCTAATCTCACAAGCTATGTCATCTGTTAAATCTAATTCAAAACCCTCTACAAATATTTGTGTTCTCATTATCGTAATTGTGTGGATTGTGTTCCTAATAGAATGTCTATCTCTAAATTAAATATCTTATCTGCTCCTCTTTTCTTCTCTGCCCAGTCGCTCGTTTCTATTGTTACCGGTATCATCAAAGCATTATTGTCTATTTGAGCATATACTTGTGGAGAAGCTAATAATTCTCTTAACCATAAGAAATCAGTTTCGCTTACATAGTCGCTTACTAACTTAATCTTATGAGTCATTGTATTAGAATAGTTAGTTTTAACCTCGCCTAAATACCCACTTGCTACTCTATCTAAACTTACATCCCTATCTAATCCACTTGAAGTTAGTGTAGTAATTAAACCTAATTTATTTATAGATTGTCTTTCTATATTTGTATTTACACGATTAACCCCAGAGAATAAGAAGCTCTCAAAACCACCCATTGCATTTAAGAAGTGAAGCATAACCGGATTGTTCTTTGTGCAATTAGTTTGTATTTGAACAGTAGAGTTAGGCATATTTACAATAGGATCTCCACTTATTACAAATTGCTCTAACAAATGCACATCTTGAGCCAAGTTTAAATCAGCTCCAGTTATTGCAGTATTATATACACCCACTCCGGTTGAGTCCAATCTTTGGTAAGTTGTTCCATTATAAACCCATTCAATTGTATCTGTAGCGTAGAATTGAGATTTAAAAATAGGAATGTAAGTTTTATAATTCCCATATAATTGTAATATTCTTCTTCTATTTGTAGAAAAATACATACCATCGTAGTAAGTGCCACCTAAATCAGCTATCAAATTATCATTTAAGAATGACGGATAACCATACCATGCAAAACTTGTTTCGGTAACCACATTAGTAGTAATTACTCCAGAAGTACTTTCTGTTCCATATTTAACCTGGTATTCTATATATGGAAAGTACATTGATCTTATATTAGCTTGAATATAGTTCTTTATTATAGGAGCTACATCAAGATAAGCAAATACAGTTGTGCTAAAAGTTATGGCTTTGTATTCTCTCAAAACCATTACTCCGTTAATATATACATCAAATATGTAACGATTATAGGCATAAGGTAAAGATACCACTTGATTTTCTCCGAATGCGTGAATGACTGGTCTACATAAAGACCTCATTTGATTTCTGGCATAATTGCCTTGTAAAACTGCTAAACCCATTATTTATTATTTTCCCATGAATTTTTAATTGCTACTTGTACTTCAAACCCTACTGCTTCCGACAAGTCCTTTTGGAACTCTGCTGAATTAAATAGTTTTAAAGCATTATCAAAATAGTTTGTAGGTTGAATACCTTTCTTTTTTATACTTCTTGCAAATGCAGTAGCTAAACTTCTTAACTTGGTTGTTTGGCTTACTGTACTTCGTATTGATTTTCTTTTCTTTTCCAGGCCGGATATTGTGTACTTGTCGCTCGGTCTTATATTATGCCTTGTAATCCAACCTTGCATTGCATCTATCATTTTTTTAGATGCACCTTTAGTTTTGAATTTATAAGGACTTCCACTTAAAGTTTTACCAACTCCGGCAACCCCTTGATTGACAAAGTCCCAATACTCTGCAGCTTTACTGTCTTTAGGATAGCCAATTGTAACCATATAGCTTTTACCCATATAAGTTACATCAAAGGTCATATCTAATAAAGCACCGGTATCAATCTTCTGCTTTGCTCTTAAATTCCTTTGTGCTGCTTCAATAAACTTCTTGGCATAGGTAGCTAACAAATCTTCAACCACATCCATTCTTCCGGTTGTGGTAAAATCTTGTTTACTTTCTCCTATTGTATAAATCATTTCAAGTTTTTAATTTGTTGTTGCTCGTAATCTTGTTTCGCTTTCAAATATGCTAAATCATTTAAGAATTGAAGTACCGGCATATCGTATACCTCATCTAATTTTACTCTTTCGTGTTCGGCAACAATTGCTGCTTGATAGATCCAGCCATAAGTGTCCATAAATCGTTTACCACTTTCTCGGACTCGGATTGGCTCATCTTCGCTGCTTTCAATAGGCTCTCCAAATAATCCTTTGAATTGTCCATCCAGTTTAGATATACTTTGCAAAAAAAAACCACCATTCCGTAAACCTCTACGATTGATGCACTCAACAAATCCTCTGCATAGATATCGTGGTCTTGGTCTTGGTATTTTAAATCTCTATACCCAAACCAGCTTTTCTTTTGTGGCATTACCATTGAAGCTGCAATCCTATGTAAGTTCTGGACTACATCCCTTTGGAAGTATTTAGTTGTTATATATCTACCAGTCCCACCTACTCTTATTTCTCTTATATCTGGAATAAAACGATAAACATTGCCATTTGCTTTGATATACTTACAAGTTTTGCTTGGTAATTGCTCTTTGTAAATAAATTCAATCTCCTTGCACTTCTTGTTAAATTCGTTCATAGGCATAGCATCTACTTGCTTTTCAGTCAAGTTGTATAGAATTGCCACTACCTTAACGATAGCTTCAAAGTTGTCATCTGTTTTAAGTTGTTCCAATTGTTGAAACTGATATACGGACACGGAGCTCCAATCCATTTTGCTCATAAATTAATTGTTGTAGTTTATTTTAAATAGGTAAAAAATAGAAAGTACCTTACGAAAAGGAGTATTGCCCAAACCCACCTTGTAGGTAAGTAAGTGCCACATATCTTAAAGCATCAATAGCATGATCATTCATTCCTATAACTTCATTCAGCATTTCGCCATTCTTTTGCTTCCACTTGTAACTTGCTAACTCTCTTAATAAATTAGTACTATCGTTTGTGATATTCATTTTATAGCCTTTGAGTAAGTTTAAACCAGCTCTAACCGAGTCAGCTCCTTTCTTTACCCCACTTGCATTGATGCCACAATTAAACAACTCTTGAATAGATTTAGGCTCGGAGCTATCTGCTATTACCGAAGTAATACCTTGCTCTTTTAATTTATCTGCTAACATTGGATTAGTTAATTGCCTTTCATATACAAACTCCTTAATATAAAGCTCCCCATTATACCTCCAAACCCCAACACAAGCCGAAGGATCGTTTGTAAACCCAAAGTCCAAGCCATAACCGACTAAAGCTGCATCTATTGGTATTTCGCTGCACCTTGTATAATTCCTAAATACTAAACCCTCAATCTTACCGGTCATTCCTCGTGCATACACCTTCCATAACTCAAGGTCTACTTCTTTAAGATTTTCAATTTTCTCTACTAACTTCTTGTCTATAAATGGATTGTGTCTATAATCGGATATAATTAATTTAACATTTGGTTGTCCTAATAACTTCTCATGCACCCAGAAAGCCTCATTTGGATTGTAGTCAATATATGTTTTTACTTTAGTACGCATATAAAGCTCGTTAAATACATCATAACGCACCCCATTTGCCTCATTGATAAATAAGTAGTCCCTTTTACCATTCTTGGCATCTTGAGCGTCATCATAGCTTTTAAACTCTATTATACTTCCAGATTGAAAGGTAAATATCCTATCCGACTTATTATATTCCTTGACTAATTGCTTTAATTCCTCACTTGAGCTCCAAATAGTAATGGCATCTCTTAACGCTCCGGCTTTCAAGTTAGGTATATCTTGACCAGCTACAGTTATAACCAAATTAGGCTGACTTACTGCAAAAGTAAATAGTACCTGGAGAATAGAGTAGGTTTTACCAGAGGAAGTACCCCCTTGATTAACTACAATATCCTCTTTAGCATCTAAATTAGCTTTATAAAGTACTCCGGTAGTGAACATTATTTTAAGGTCAAGTCCTTTTCAAGTAAGAATATGGTTGTAGTATTTGTTGTATGTATGCTGACAATATACCAACCCTCGTTTAGATAGGTATTAACTTTGTCTATATCATCTTTAATAACTCGTTGTTTCTTGTCCATATTATTTAATTTCGTTCTCGCTACTTGCTAAAGGTACTGCACTTTCTACAACCTTAACATTTACAGTATTAATAGTTACCTCTTGGCTTACAGTTTCTTTCGGTTTCCCATATACCCTACTCATTAAAGTATCTAAAGAATATAAGCTACCTTTCTCAAGTGATTTCTTTAAAGCATTTGCGACTGTCTTTTCTAATATCGTTGCATTTGGATTTTTAAAGGTATCTGCCAACTCTTCAAGAGTCATAGACATAAGTACTTGAATAGCATCGTTTACCTCGCTCATTTTGTACCCTTGCTCTTTTAAAGCCGATACAAACTTTCTCGGTCTGCCATTAGGATTTCTTACCTCTCCTTTTTTAGCTGGTCTTAAATTCTGTTCGTTAGCCATTTCTCTTATTTGTTTCTTAATTTTTGCAGTTTATCACACATCACAATTATAAGTAATATTAAGGCTTTTAAACCTACTATACCGAATATTATTTTATATGTCATCTATTAAACTTTTCGTTAAAGTATTGTTCTGCAGATTGGTAGCTATTACTCTCAATGTAGGCAGTTTTAACTTGGTGCTCATGTATTTGTTGAGCCTTTATGAATGCTATTAGTAAATCATTTCCTATGAAGTATCTATTTTGCTCCATAAATGATTGTAAGAATTCGACTGGTGTTTGTTCCATAGTTATTTATGATATTCTATTGTTTTATTGTGTAATTCTTGTAAGAAATCGTTATATCTCTTGTTTTGTCCGTACCTAACATGGCATAATCTACAAAGTGCCATTACATTCTCAACTCTATCTTGCTCTTCTTTATTGTTTTTACCGAATTTGCTTCTTGGGACTATGTGGTGGAAATCATGACTTTGAGATCCACAACATTCACATGGAATAAAATCAGCTACTGTATAACCGAAGTATTCAAGATAGTTCTTTGCGTATTTCTGCATATTAAAATTCTACTCCACAAGATGGGCAGATAGTTCCAGTTCCTTTTGTATTATCTTCTTCCTTATCTTCATTCCAAATAGGCACATCTAAACCCCAATTTTGAAGTTCTATTGCATCCCATTCATTAGCTAACTGCTCATAATCCCATTCTCCAGCATTGATATTATCTCTAATTAAGAACTCTTTTAGCTCTTTAGCATTAAAATCAGTTGCTTTCTTTACCCAAGTATCTTCTATTTCTTTATAATTTAAGTCAAGTAAAGCTCTATATCTTTGATTACCACCTACAATTATGTTATTTTCATCTACAATTATAGGTCTTAACTCAAGCATTTTAGGGAATGTCCTTATGCTTTCAACCAATTTCTTAAAATTCTCGTTTCTTACTACTCTTGGATTTTCTGGATTGAGCTTTAAACTTGATAATTTTATCATTTGAATAGTTTGCCTTCGGTTTTAGTCATTTTGTTTATTAAATCTACTTGCTCTTGGTTGTTATCATAATGGATAGCAACTCCCAACCTTTTTACCACAGACCACTTATTTGCTCCGTTTGTGAAGTAAATATCACTTCTTCTTATTCCCAGCTTATCAGCCACATCAAATACCTCTTTGCTATCCTTGCTTTGTCTTGCAGTAATAATTAGCACTCGGTAATTCTCTGCTAATAACTGCTTTGCTTTTTCTTGACCTTTTGAAGTGCTTAAAGTGTCATCAAAATCAAAACTTACTATTTTAGTAGCAAATTCTCCTTGAGCCAATATTGCACGATATACCTTTTCGGCTTTCCCGGCAGTATCATAAATGCAAGATCCGTTACCTATGCGATATTTTCCGTTTCCACATTTATAAACCGGCATCTACTTTCTTTTTAGATTTCTTACCATTCGTACTGTCTTGATTAGGTGCTTCACTCGGTTGTTGAGCGATTTTAAGGCTTTCTTTATATTTATTGGCATAATTATATACTCGGTTTACAAGTTCAAAAACGCAGCTTCCACAGTTGTTTCTATCATTGCTTTCATATAGATACTTATTGTGGATTGCTTTATACTGCTCAAATACTGGTTGAGTTAGGTTTCTCAATACTTCATATTGAATGCTGATTGAGTTGTCTAATTGGGTAACAAATAAAAAATCTAATTCTTCTTGTGTCATTTTCTTATAAATTTAATGATTAATTGAAATAAGATTACTGAAAGGAATGCACCTATAATAATCTCTTTAATATAAATAGGCAAAAGTGAAATTATTAAATAAGCATATACTGGTAAGCAGTACTCGCAACCAAATGGCTTCTTTTTTAAATACTTATTCCAGCTTGGAACTTGGTAGATTTCAAACCATACTACCATTAAAATCAAAGTTGCTATGATATTTTGTAGCATATAGGAGTAAATTTGTTTTCTTTATTTTCTTGTACTTTTTTGAATACCTTATCCAGCTCATCAAGTATCTGGTCAATGTCCCATTCTTTAGGAACGTCTATTTCGCACTCAATAGTGAATTTAATTTTCTCGTTAAATAAGTCGCTCATTTTAGCTTTTCTTTTGATTTTAGAGATAGTTTCATAAATACTTCTTACCGGAATGCCAGTATCGTTGCTTAACTTTTTAGCCTTGCAATTATATTTTAAATAGTATTTAAGTAGGTTGTTCTCGTAGAATGGTAGTTTATCGTGAAATTCCTCCACCTTTTCAAACTTTGCCTCCATTATCTCAAAATCACTTGGAGTTTCTACTATATTAGGTACTTCCTCATAAACTCTCCTAAATTTATTGTGGAATGTACTGTCATTTGACTTAATCATGTTTAAAATGGTGCGAATAACATAGAATTTGAGATACCCATCATTATTCATTTGGAATAATCTCTCTTCTGGAAGATTACATACTACTAACATTACTTCGGATAGCAATTCATCTCGTAAATGCTCCGGCTGCATTTTAGAGATTACATCTTTTAATTCTCTTGAATTATAAAGGTCAGTTATTATCTGCTGCCTCATCTTCGTGTATCATTGACAAAATTAAAGAATATGTTATAAGGTCTTGTAGGCTATCTTTCATACTCTCATTTCTTGCCTCTTTGCCAATTAAGTTGACAATTCTTGATATTTTTATTCCTATTTGATTAAGGCAAACCTGGAATGCAGTAGTACCACATAACATTCCAGTTTCTTTGAAATTACTTAATCTATCTTCGTTTGCATAGTCATCGCCTTTGCTTTCCAAAAGGTCTAATATATCCTTGAATATATCTCTTGCAAACTGTAATTGCTCTTGCTTATTCATTAGAAAGGTAAATCTTCTTTTTTAGTTGCAACCTCTATTTTCCCATTTGTCCAAGCTACCTTGCCATTGCCCACATAAACCCTTTTCTCTTTAGCTTCTCTTTGCTCTTTAGTTTGTTGTAAACTTATAGCAACATTATTGCCATATTTATCTTGCTCATCGTTTATAGATGCAGTATAGTACTTGTATGTACCATCTTCTTGCTTTAGGCTAAAATTAATTAGTGCTGACATTTTTTTGTTCTTTTATTAGTTGTTCGGAATATTCCTCAAGTTTTGCTCTGTTTTCTTCGTTTAGAATTACATAGTTATTAGCCATACTATCAATAGCTCCGGCATTTGCTAAATCAATCTCATACATTTTTCTAAAATCTTCATGAGTTATTTTCATAAGCAAATCTCTATTAATCCAATCCAATCTACCGGTATAACCTTTTAAAGTTTGTTTAGCCCCATAGGTTGCTCCGGTTTCTGTAATTATGAAATCAAAGTAATCTCTACTCAATTTAGCATAAAGTAAAGCCTTTGCAAAGTAAAAAGCATCTGTTGTTTTCGCTGCCATAGTGTAAAATTAAGGTTTTTTGTTAATTTAAATTATTTTATAGTATTTTTTATTCACAATTTATAATAATTGTTAATAGTTTGCATAAATTCATCTAAACTCCAGCATACTGCACACAAGTAGCCTTTTTTTGTTAGATAAGCCATTATTTTTTTTTGAGCTTCGCTTGGTTTATTATATCCGTATTTCATTTCAATATAAAGCCCATGATATTCGCCCATTGGAGTTGGTATATGCAAATCTGGTATCCCAGATGTAGTCCCCTCTGCTTTTAATCTTTTAGCAGTTGAGTATGCTCTATGACCACCATTAGGAATAGAATATATTAATTCATTTGGATAATTAACTCTAAACCAAGCTACACAATATACCTGGAGTGTATGCTCATCTTTTATCATTTGTTAAAGTAGTTTTTAAAGTTAGCTTCCCATTCAGCTCTTTTCTCTGCTATTCTTTGCGATTTATTGTCTGTTTCTGGCTTGTTTGCAACCTGGTTGATACATTCTATCAGCTTATCAAAATAACCATCTATAACCGGTATCTCTTCGCTTACCTCATTTATCTGTCTATCCTTTTGTATCTTAAACTGCTCGTTTGCATAATCGCAATCGGCTGCATAAGTATTAACCCATTTCATAAAAGCAATTGGACTTAACTTTCCGTATATATCTCCAAAAGTGCCGGTTTTAGCCTTTACATAAAAGAGCTTCCACTGTTCTGCAGTTAGATTGGCATAGTTATTGCAAATAAGCTCAACCACATCTTGTTTTTGAGCATTATTCCATTCGCAACCTATGTAGTTTAAAAAGTTGCTTAATTGAGCAGCTACTCCGGAATAAATCTTTTCTACTCCTAATTCTTTTGATAATTGGACTAAAGTTTTTGTGTGGCTAAAATCAGCTGGTGCATGATTAACCGAAATACTTTGCAGTTTCTTCGTCAAGCTCAATTCTTTGTACCTCTTGTTTTGTTCCATAGTTGATAATTTTATTGAATTGTGAATTAATATTTTTAAGTAAAAAGTTTTCTTTTAACCATTTGTCTTTTGAAGCATAATCTAAAACTTTTGTGAAGCTGCCAACCACTAATTTTTCAGTAATAACAAGCGATTTTTGATTACAGATATTTATAATTTTAGCCTCAATCTCTTTTATCATCTTGCCATCTATTGCCTGGAATGTAGGTTTAAAGTTAAATAAACTTTCATAGAAATTAAAATAAACTTCTACCATTAAATCATAGTTAGCAGATTTATCTGCAAATTCTATTTTACTTTTCTTTTCTTTAGTTTCCTTTAGTTTACTTTCCTTTACTTTACTTGCATTACCAACGCAATGCTCTTGCAATGCATTTGCATCTGCATTTGCATCTTTAACTCCTTGCCATCTCTTTTGAGCAGCTAATCGTGCGTTATTTGACTTTTCTAAATAAGGTTGTAAATAATACACCTGCTTAATAGAAAAGAAGTTATTGCACTCATCTATTTGAAATAAATCATACTTTTTAAGTACTACCTCAACTTTAGCAAGTGAAGTACCAAATTCATCAGCAAGTAGGTCAATATCCGAAATAGGATACCTAAAATCTTGTTGTTCTCTTAATACCTCAAGAAGCATAAAATAGATACCATAACCCTCTATTCCAAGCTCTTTTGTTACTCGTTTGATCTTCCTATCATGTCTTGCATTCGCAAAGTGTGGGAAGTAAAATGCATCTTTTTTCATAAAATAAAAAACCCTTGTAGTAAGGAATACAAGGGCTGGTTTATAAAACCTAATAGAAAATATTTAACTCCTTACTTTTAAATATTCCCTTTTATATAAATAGTAGTTCTTTAGAAATTACCGGCAGCTTTTACACCACCGGTAAATCAACTATGAACAAGCAAATATAACTAAATTTCCTTTAAAAATTCTTTTTTTACAGAAAATCTTTCTTTTTTACCTTGCACGATATAAACTTCTCCATGCTCAGCTATTAATTCTACTATCTCATCTTTAGCACCATATAACTTAAATACTTTTTTATCTACCATTCTATTACTTTTTATATCCTTTAAGAGTTTATATTTCACAGTGCTTTTCTCATTTTAGTTGCTACTTGCATTATTGACTTGGCTCTCAATTCTAAAGATTTTATATACTTCATAACTTTAAGCTGGTCTTTTTCTATCCAATAACCCTCCCAATCTGCTGCCAAGTTTTTAACTATCCCCTCTGTACGAAGATAGTTTATAATTTTACGCATTTGAATTTGGCTCAAGTGAATAGAGTGCTCTTGCATCATTAAAGCTCTCAAGTCATTGTTAGTTATCTTTTTATTTGACTTGATAAATTTAGCTACTTTTTTAGCTACGGAGATTTCATAGTGTGTCATAGTTTATTTGTTTTTAAAGGTTAATGAGAAATATATATTGCTTCTATTTGGAATGTACCCTCTTGACCATCAATAAATCTTTCTGCATCTTCAATAGTATCAAATTCAGCATATAAATCGAATACATATACATCATCATCATCATCAAGTATATATCCAGAATAATCAATTAAATGTT